CGCATAGTTTCTGCATCCTCATCCGGAAGCCCAAATGCTCTCGTGATATCCTTTGTGTTTAATACGATAGAGCAATTCCCCGGAGTACCATCTTCATTTTGCGGTTCCCTGATAAACAAAACATAGTTCGTTGCCCCAGAGATGTCATCAAAGTTCAGCTTCATAAGATCAGCAGGAGATGTCACACCGCCTTCTTCTCCCTGAGCAGGTTGTGCCATTTCATATCCGACAACCATACCTTCCTTAGCAAAATCCTCTAAGGTCTTGCCTTCCTCAAATGTAGCACTGGTAATGTACGCTGTGCCGATTGTTTTGTCTCCGATTCGAATTCCTTCTCCAACCTGAGAATTCAAAATCTGAATTCCGTTTACAGTAAATTTCATATTAGTTATCCTCCTTAAAAAAGATTTTTCGTTGCTTTATTACATGGTTACTAAACCAATAATTATTTACACAATCTGGAATGTTCCATATCCATGGAAAGCTTGTTTAAATAACTTATTCATTGGAAGCTTTTGCTCTTCTTGAATTTGGATAAACTGCTTAGCATTACAGATTCCAAATAACTCTTGGTTACTTACATTTAATATATAAATATTTGAGCTTACAGATTTAAACTTTTCAAAAGCCCGAACAAATGCAAGTATTTTAACCAAGTTGGGTACATCTTCGCTTTTCTGTAAGAAATCCTTGATATAAACACCAGTTTCGTTCATTTCAATAATGAACTCTGATTCTGGACCATATCTGCAAGATATTGAATTCTTAGCACGAGGTTCAATAATAATCTGTCTAAACTCATTCTTCATTTCCTGTTGAATAATCTTACCAAGTCTCGTAAGAGGTGGCTCTATTCCTATTGGAGTATCATTTACCGTTTTTGGTTCAGATGTAACCTTATTTCTGGTACCGACATACTCTTCAGCATTGTCATCATCACTCACAGATAGTATATAAAACCCATACTTTGAGATATCATCATTATAAAATGCTTTAAGCTTGTTATAGTACCCTAAAGGTATAGTGATATATCGCTCATCTTCTTTAACTGGGGCATTACAAGAGACACAAGCTTGCTGAATAGCAATAGTGTTACCAGTTAAAGAGATAAGGACAGTTACTTTATCCTGAGACATAATATGTCTAACAACCTTTTCATATATAGGTCTAATATACGTCTCTGTAATTGGGATGACATCATCTATCACAAATACATTGTTAATGTCTTTTACTTTGAGTTTAATGACATCGTCCAATACTAAGTAATAGAATTCGTCTCCTTCATTCATCGTTGGTTTATAGAATAACGTAATCTTAAACCCAGATTTGAAAAGGTCAAATAACTTATTTTTCTTTGACCTTGACATACTCTTGTAACTCCATTTCTTTCTTTTGCAGAATTCCTTTAATGTACTTATTGTTATCAATAATACATTCGATGGTATTCATAATAACATCATGAAATGTATCAGATAACTCAACTCCAAAGTCTCCTTTCATAAAGTTGTAATAATCTTCAGTGGAAAGTTTCTTTGGAAGTCCATCATCCGTAACGGACTCTTCTTCACAACGAGCCATTCTATCAGAAATGAATTCGATCAATTGAATCAAAGTCATTCCTTTTAAGCCGTTTTTATAATAAGCCGGACAATAGTCATTCATAGCATCATGAACGCCTTTTAAAAGTTGCTTATTTTTATTTCGTATAGATGGAATGGGACTATTAGCTTTAACAGCTATTACCATTTCCGTTTCTTCTGAGTAACTGTTATCATGTCTCCTACTTCGAGCCATTAAATCTTGAGCAATAATGCTCATTTTCATGGCAACTCGACTTCTGTGAGCAAGTAGCTGTTTAAGAACAACATTCTTGTCCTCTCTACTAATCTGCTCTGTTTTCGTTGTATCACTTGCCATTTTTCATTACCTCCATTCATATTTTATAGATTCGTGGGATACGCCTTATTTCTATTATCGACCAAATCATCATGATATACTGTAAGTATTTCATTAATAGCGGTGTCGATATCTTGTGTGAATATCTTTACACTTTTTGATGGTGTAAAGTTGGCAATGGATTTGCAGTTATTGATATACATAATCCACGACCATAATTCCGGAGTACCATATTCATCCATGGATAGAAGTTTTGGTTTCTGATAATATCGAAGTTCTTCTTCATCATCCAATGGTCTGGTTGTAATATAATCTGTAAGGACATGATAAAACTTACAGATAAGAGATTGATGCGGAACGACAATATGCCTTACAGCATCCATATCTGAGAACCTTGTTTTAAACTGCATATTCCCATGAGAATCGTCAATATCAATACCTTTACGAACCTCGTCAGGGATAGTATATGCTTCATTTGGTTCGTATGTACCTACAAAAGCCATAATATCACACCTTTCCGATAAACTTTATTTCAGACGCATCACTATAGAGTATTTCTGCAATAAACTGATTACCTTTTTCAATTTGAAACACACCTTCAATCATCTCTGCCTTTTCTGTGAAATCTGGATGCTCATTAGGGTAATGCCCTATGGTTATATAACCCTGAGTCATAACTTGTTTCGGCATAGATACCCTACAGTCTGATGCATTCGCCTCCATAGATTCCACGGTAATTGGTATTTTTTCTTGCCATAAGCCACCGTTTATTTGAGGCATATACTTTGGAATATATGCTTTAATCTCTTCAGGAACCGGTTTTATTCGTTCAACATTCTTGAAGTATTCAAAGTTATCGTTATTATAATCGGTAACATTAGTTGTATTGGCATTCTCTGCTATATAAGCCATACTCATCTACCACCTTTCTTCATAGTATTAATTCGGTGTGACTTACTTGATTAAATAGTAGAATCGTGCGAGCATATGTACATTTATTTAATACTTACTATGGGAACAGGTACATTACCCGTTTCCATATTATTTGGCTCAAAGGAGATTTTGTTATGGCACAGTTCTCATTAAATAAGATGCAGGGTGTGGCATCAGATGAGTTTCGTTACTGGTACAAACATCCTGAATCAAGAAAACGACCATGGTTTGAAATCTCCGGACCAGCAGGTTCAGGTAAAACCACTGTCGTAAAACATATAATTCGTGAATTAGGACTCAAAGATTCAAATGTTGTATTTATGGCGTTTGTTGGAAAAGCCGCATTAGCATTAAGATTATCTGGAGTTAATGGTAGGACAATTCATAGTGTCATTTACCGTATCATTCGACATTATAAACGAGATAAAGATGATAATGTAGTTTACTACAAAGGACAACCTATCATAGAGACTTCATTTGAAAAAGTAGAAGCTTTACCAAAAGATATTGAACTATTAGTTGTCGATGAGGGTGGTATGGTTGATTCCAATATAGGAGCAGACATATTGTCATTCGGCATACCAACGTTGGTATTGGGTGATTTGCATCAATTACCACCTGTATTTGGTACAAGTCTATTCTTACATCAACCAGATGTAATACTAAATGAGATTATGAGACAGCACAAAGATAGTGCAATCATATATCTCTCTCAACTTGCAATGCATGGTATTCCTATACCGTATGGTTCTTATAACCATGGAGAATGCAGGGTAATCCGAAAAGAAGCATTAACAGATGATGATTTAAAGGCATTTGACCTTATCATTTGTAGTACGAATCGAACCAGAGATACAATCAATTGGTATATGAGAAAAAATATCTATGGAATAGATTCAAACTCTATTTCCATTGGAGACAAACTTATTTGTCGTCAGAATTGTTGGGATACTTTATTAAATGACCCAAAGATTGATGTAGATATAGCTCTTGTTAATGGTATGATAGGAACAGTTACAAGCGTTGATAGAAATAAAAAAGGAAGTGGTGGTGGACATTTATCCATTGGATTCAAACCAGAATTTTCTGATGTTAGTTTTACGGATATACCTATTAATCCAACATACGTGCTCAGTGAATATGACTATCGGAAAACAATAAATCCAAGGTTTTCCCCGGATGTTACGTTTGAACTTGGTTATTGTTCAACCTGTCATTTAGCACAAGGTTCTCAATATCCGAATATTCTTATCTATATAGATTCCTCTATGACAGATTCTGACTATTCAAGAAAATGGCTATATACAGCGATTACAAGAGCACAAAAAAATCTAACTATAGCAGTTTAAATTTGCAGTAACATAAAGATAATTAGTAGGTTAATGGTAACTTACTGATTCCTTACCCGAGGTAACGGGGACTCTTACTCTTGAGCATGTCCTGTCTGGTTGAATCAGGACATCTTCCTTTTAAAAGATTTCATCGATAAAATGACTCAGTTGCACGGATAGAAAGGTGGTTACCGACAGCCACCTTTCTCATTCCGTTTACATACAAAAAATAAATTCTGGGGTAGTGAACCATTTATTAGGTTCACTACCCCTTTTGTTTTGTATTAGAAAAACTGCACAACCCCGCTTATTTATAAACAATCTCGCTTCTGCCGAACGATATTAGTTGCTTTACAGTGACATATACATGTCCAGTTGTCTTTGTTAAATCGAAATCACCCTCAAGTCGAAGAGCAATATTCTGATGGCGACCACGAATCTTAGCCTTCAAATCAAACTTACGAAAAGCTGTGATATTCGTTGTAAAAGCTACATTGTCAGAATCCACATCGGATAAACGGAACTTCATAGAAACAAGATTCCCATATTCATATACAGGAATAAATTCCATTTTCATATCGTCCACGATTGCCAGATTGTACTGTAACTCATTAACAGTAAGCATAGTTGTTGTCTTCATAGTGTAAATCCTCCTTTGTGATTATTAGAAAATTTCCATTGATTGGTTTTTACGACCAAAAATGTTACCTTTAGTTACCATTCCATCTTCTGGATTCTGAATACCAATATTACGACAAACTTTAAGAAGTCCTTCACAATTATTTTCAGGTTTCTCTGAAGAGTTAAGAAAGTTGCTAATTTCATTAATCATCTCAGTTCTCTGTAACATTATAATACCTCCATTTATGAAAGTGATATTGCAATCTGGCATAATGTCTGATAAACGTCCCAGTGTGCATCATACCAAAGCTCACTTAAAGTTTTAACCTCAAACTCATTTGCAATTCTTCCAGCTATTTGATTAGCTTTGGCGGAAAAATTCTTCAACATATCCAATTGATATTCTGACATGTTCCATATTAATGCATTTATTGCATTCACATCTTTGGAGGCAATTATTTCAGAATTCTTCTGGAGATATTCTTCAGCCTCTTTCTTTCCCATTTCAGCAGCCTCATCTTTCATAGTGTTAAAACTTTTCCCATTGCTAACATTGATTCCCATTTCATTAATTCTTAACATAACTTTTATCCCCTTTCGTGTATAAACTGGAGCATAGTAAATTTGTTATAGTAGCTCCATTAGTTTCCTTATATACAGAATTAATATAGTACTAAAAAGCTTGCGAAACGGATTTTTCACAAAACAGAGATAGGTGTACAGAATCTATTAATTCCATACACCTATCTCATTTTCCATCCGCCGCTTTCATAGCGGCAATCCCGACCCAGCCGCGACACATATCGCATCGGCATATTCCATATTTTCCAAGGGGCATTTACACCCATCCATTTTCACCGAAGCCCGCCGCTGGATATACACCGGGTATACATATGAGCAGATATCTTCCGCTCTAAAAATATGTTATGTAAAATTTATTTATTTATTAATAAAAAAGAATTCAGTAGAGGATATCTTGTATTCCCTACTGAATTCTTTCTAATGCACTGGTTCCAAATCAAATATATCATCAGTAACCATATCTTTGTCCATTAAAGGATTTTTATGAGTCGACCGACCTCTACTTCCACCAAATAACATATTCGCATCAGCACCTTCCATATTAGTATCAAGACTAATGATTCCTTGAGGCTTTGATAATAGAATATCATCTACCAAAGAGAACTCATTATCTCTATGGAAAGGTTGGTTGAAATATGTCAACTTCGTAGATGGTCTATAGCGTTCCTTTAACCGAGTGAATGTTAGATAAAGCAATTGATTGTCTCGTTTTCTTTCCAAGTTCAGTCCAATTGTCATATCAGGATTTTCCATAACTTCATATGCAGAACCAACATTTTCACCACCGACAAATTTAGCTAAATCTGCTTTACCTTCTCTGGCAGCGGCATTAATTGTTGCGAGTGCACTTCTGTTATACTGATGAGCTGATACGACTGGTATCTGATAATCAATTGCTACTTGTCGTAATTCATTTGTAACATTCTTGAGCATCTCTTTCTCGTCTCGGGCTTTTTGGTGTGGAAGAATACGCTTTATGTAGTCGAAGCTAACCATGATAATTTCTTTACCTGTCATTTCAACTTCGTCAATGATATCTCTGAGGTCATCTGTGGTGATACTCATATTCGCTCTATATACAAACAGAATACCAATATCATCATTTGCAATAACCTTCTTATCCTTGAGTTTGTCGACAATGTCACTCGGTTTACTCTTCTCTACATCCGTATCTTCTACTGCCATATTCCAAGTACGAGCAAAAGACTCATCGATGGTATTTTCCATCGTAATATATAATACATATGGTTTCGCACCCTCGTGTTTCGGTTTGAATGTCTTTGCATTGTATTTCGCACAGTCGATTACAATCTTTAGTAGCATTGCAGATTTGAAACCGCCTGTAACTCCAAGAAAGACATACAATTTACCGGGACGAAATCCAGGTGATAACATTTCGTTTAACATTTGAATACCAGTTATGATGATAGATGATGCATCTCCTAATCTATCTACAATTTCAGAGACACGCTCAACAATATTTGGGTCATTAAAATCCAGCATCCCAGTATTCCAAACTGTTGAAATTTCTCGTTTCGCTGTCATATAACAACGAATCCAATTTAGTACCTTAGCATTGACTTCTGCGAATGTAATAAAATTTCCCTCTTCTACTTCTTCAATGATCTCTTTCATATCAGGGATTGTATTAATCAATGTTCCGTGTGTTAATCTATCTTCTATAAAGTTCGTTATGAAATCAATCTCCTTATAATTAAGAGACTTATAACGATCCAGATTTTTCAATATTTCTTCGACAACCGGATTTTCTCCATCTGGTGTACAATAACTGAGAATGATACCTTCATCTTCGTACTTTTGGTCAAGCTTTGCATCTAAAGCTTTTAATATGAAATTAACCCGTTCCATAACTACTGGACGAGTTTCATAATTTTTATAATCGCATGTTTTCAGTAGCTTTTGGATATTCCTCAAGTTCAAATTGTTAATACTCTTTGTTTTCTTGAAGATATATCCAATGATTTTGTTTAACATTGAAACATCCCATCGGATGTTCAATGGTTCATGATTCATAACATCCATGGGTAGTTATTCCTCCCTACTCTTTATTCTATTATCTTTTGGATTTATTACCTCCAGAATGTTTTCTAAAGGAATGTTAGCTCCGTTTTTTCTTTTGATATAAGACGCTATACGAGCTTCATTCCTCATAGTTTTGTCATACAAGTAGGGACGTTCTTCTATTTTCTTTTCTGTAACTTCTTCTAAATTGATATCTTCTTCATTTTCTGTATCCTCTTTATTTACAATGTCCATCATTAAGTGTACTTTCGGAGTATTACCAAATGACGACATAATGAAATCCTTTATTGTAATGAAGTTGGGCAAAGATGAATCAATGACAACCAATAGCCGAAGTTTATCTGCACCATCAATCTTCTTATTTATTCTTTGACGAATTCGATTATTTAATTCATCCAGTTCCACTTCTTTCTTTATAGAAATAGCAACTGTTGGAAGTATTGGTGCATATTCATTCTCTAAATATTCTTCAAATGCCAATTTCGTACTGGTGTCATACCATGTGAAATACATTCCACAAGGACCATCTTTATCAAATTCCCATCTGCTAACGGGACCAATTGATTTGAATCTTCCATCTGGACCAGCAGCTTTATTGTAATGCCAGTGTCCGAAATAACAATAATTCCCAATCTCACATAACTGGTCGACGTCGAATACAGTAGCCGAAGAATGTTCTACTGTATTCTTTCCTTTCATATACCACATAAGGCTTGTAGGACCATGACCAAATATAAAGTCATAATGACGTGAGAAGTATTCTTTATAATAGATATTGCTATCAACAACGTATTCTTCTGGAAGATATAAGATATCCATACCTTTAAATGATTCTGTATCAACGGTATGAATAAAGCGAATACGGTCTTTATCTAAGATTTGATCGCATATGACCTCTAAGGTTTCTAATTGCTTTGCGTCATGACCACTGGTGCCTTCTATAAATCGAAACTGGGTATCATATTCTCTGGTCATGTCGAAAAGTTCTTTCATTATATTAAAATACAACTTGACCGTATCTGACGATAGATACTCTTTCATATCAAAAGTATCTCCTGCAACAACGAAAAGGTCAAGTTGTTTTGTTTTATCAAGTTTATGCTTTACTGTACGTAATAACTCCAATCGGAATCTATTCGGGTCTGTTGCCCCTAGATGCCAATCTGCTGATATCATTATAGATACTACTGGAGATTTCTTCATTTGTAGTACCTCCTTCCATCTTTGTATCGTTCAATAAATAATATATATCTCGTAACTTATTAAAAATTGCGAGTTCTTTCTGGCATTCCTCTGTTTTACGGATATTCATCATTCCTTCTACAGTAACTCTTTGAAGAAGTATGATTCCAACATATTTAACAGGTAGATTATATACTTCTTCTAACAACTGAGCATATCCCATAAGCTGCATCCAATGGGAATTATAAACATTCTTAGATGTCTTTAAGTCTAAAATCATGAGACAATCCTCTTTTCGATTATATACAAGCATATCCAATGTTCCACCATATGTAGAACCTTCCATTGGAAGTTCTAATGATACTATCTCAATCTCGGATTGTTCAAAAAATAATTCAAGTATTCTAAATCGGTACATTACCATATCGTAATGATTCTTATCCAGAAAATCATCATGTCCTTTTGTATATAGAAATCCTTTTTTATTGAAGTAGATTTCAAACAATTTATGACAATGGGTTCCAAATGCAGCCTTTTCTTCTAAGTAAATTCTTGTATTGATTCTTTTGAAACCCATATAATTTGCCCAACCAACTAATTCTGGTTTATCAAGTAACTTTACTATCTCAGTGCATGACGGAATTTCTTTTCCATTATGATAGTAATTGCGGTGTTCGTCTTCTCTTTCCATTCTAACACCTCCTTTAACAATAAAAAATCGTTTTAGGGTCTTGTGGATTTTGATATAATAACCTACCCTGATATAAAAATAAAACTACATATACAAAAAAAGTAATCGGGGAGTCTTTATCACTCCACCGATTACTCCGACGTGAACAGGAATACACGTCTTCCTTCTATGGCTTAATAACCATATGCACCCGGCATATAATTATATAGCATCACGTCGGGATTTCTTCTGATACCAGTGTGTTGGGACTCAACAGTAGTAGTTGAGTTATAATGAGGTAACACATCTGGTAATGCTCTCGTGGCCCGTGTGATATACGGGTCGTAAGATTTCCCATACTGAATCACGTTTGCGATTTGATTCAGTATGGGAAATCTTTTGTCAAGCATATTCACAAATTCTTGCTGATTCTTAGTCATTATCTCAATCCTCCTTTCTAAATACTCGATATAGCTTCGCATCTCCTTTCTTCAGATTTATTCATTTATATACCTCCTTTCATATGTATTTTATCCACTATATCTAAGTATTTAATATATTTACAAAATCTCTGTGAACCGGATTTTTAAATTTCTCTAAAATATGGGCCATTTCCACAAAAAAATAATAATTGAAGGAGGTGACATAATATGTCTATCACAATGTCAAACCCCTCTATTGTACATACATTTGGTAATGTCGCTTGCGTGGCTATAGAATATATGAAATCTTTCTTTGGGGATGATTACTTTACGAAGATTCATGTTAGTACTAAAATGTCACATCGACAGTTAGATGTATTCCGTGCAAAAACGGGGTTTTGGAAGAATAAAAAACCAATGTTAGTTCTTAGACCAAGAATTGATTGGGACGGAACCAGTAACTGGTTTTATGGTTCCACAATGATGTCTCGGGTAACACATAGTAGATCTCCAATGGAATTTGCAGATTTAGTTCCATTAATTCGTGACCCAGAGCATATGTTAGAAGTGCAATTTCTATGGAATCGGTATAGAGTAGTATATGACGTTGTAATCATACTGGAAACTTACAATCAACAGGTCAATATCATGAATGATTTAAGGAACCAGCTTGATATTGATTGTCCATATCCAATTCCTACGTACTTAGAAGCTTATATCCCGAAAAGTGTTGTTTATTCAGTTGCAGAATATTTAGGAATTGATAAAAATGATACACCTCGGATACTGGAGTATTGGAATACAATGTCCCCAGTACCGATTACTTATAAGCTTCACAAAGGCTCAGGAAATCATGAATTCTTTATGTTGTATCCGACCAAAGTTGAAGTTTTAAGTACAGATGTATCACCAGATGATGGAGAGACGAGGGGTCTCGTTAGTGATACATTTACTATAGGATTATCTTTATCATTAGAGTTTAATGCTGTAGGTGTATGGTATACATTCCTTAAAGATGATATTGATGAATTCCGTAGGGCTCAAATAGACGAAAACTTGAGGTCTAATGGAAAAAATAAACAAGATCATATAATTCCTATATCATCTATTCCCCTTGGATATGATTTAGGATTGGAAAAAGGATGGAAGATATTAGAATCTCCTATGTATTTTCCTACTCCTGATAAAACAGGTCTTGATGTTACAGATATCAGTTCCATTTTGGATATGACATCAGTGAGGGGACTCATCAAACATCATCAAAAAATGAATATCCCTTTAGAGGAATTCATTAAGTTCAGAGTATTTTGCGGTACAAAAGAGTTACAAAGAGGAGTAAATGGGTTTGATATAGATTTGAATAATAAGTGCATCTATACTTATAACGCAGACTATACGCAATCCCATAGAATATTTGTAATCATCAATTCCATGGCAATTAACAATATGGCAACTGAAATTACAAATTTCGATAAAACTTAATCAGAACACTATACTAAGCGTGTGAGGCGAACATTATGGCATTATTAAACGTAGAAGAAGCAACTAAAGACTTTGAAGAGAAGTTAGAAAGTGGTTTTTTCAAAAGCCGATATCCAGAACCTCAGGGTTATATTGATCCTGACAATGAATATGACCCAGATGATATTGAGGGCGGATACTCTAAGTACAAAGCTCAACGGGACACGGATGCAGTTATTGCATTCGCGAAATCGGATGCGTTCAAGGAATTATTGAACGCTATAACGTGACAATTCGTTGACGGTCATCAGAAAAAGAAACCAACCTCATCCGGAAAGAAGCCGGAACAATCAAATGGAAATTGTAAAGGTTGTGAAGACACGATTCCTTTGAGAACGTGATAAAAATAGGTATGTGGATACAAAAATGAATGACCGATAATCAACGGATTTGTAATATAAAGAGAGACTGGTAGTAGGATTTCGATTCCTCTATCAGTCTCTCACCTCTTTAACAAATCTTCACACCGATAAGGGTATTTCCGTCCATGATATACTCAGATGGATTCCAATCACTCCTAAGCATCTGGTAATCATAAGTACAGGAGAATCGTTTCATTAATTCATCCTCATACTGGATATACCTATCTAACGAATGGCATTTATATGTAATGGTTGCAAGTTTATGCAACCTGTCAACCGTATCCATATCCATGGAGGTACCGGTGCTAACATTAACAGTTCTGCAAAGAGACACAAGTTCAGATGTTCTGCTATGATCTCTAAACCATTCTCTAAATTCCGAATTAGACCTATTTAATGAGTAACATAATTCCAGTAGTTCAGAATGTGACTGTTTCGCCAAAGCTCTAACAGTCAATATACCATGGTTCTTATACAATGATAAAATTGCACCATTTTTAAGAAGGTCATTCATCTTAATATTGCCATTATTGTCATTATATGGGCGTTTCGGTCGTTGTTTTAATTCTTTCTCTTTCTCTTTTTCTTCCTTCTTTTTTTCTTTTTCCACCTTTCGTGCTATTCTTTCTTCCCGTTTACGTTCACGGAGTTCTTCCAATTTCCTCTGCTCTTCTTTTTTACGTTCTCGTTCTTCCTTTCTCTCTCTTTCTTTTTCTATACACTCACGCTCGATTTTCTTTTTCCATAACGTATTGGATAAGCTGTATAAATTATCCGTTAATATCTCTAATGTTATAGTAGATACTATATTTAATGCATCTATATTCTTGATAAAGATATCTTTTTGAGATATCACAGACTTATATGCCGTCCATATTACATTGAATATCGCTTCTAACCTAACTATATGATCACGGCGAATATCATATGCTTCATACGAATACCCTAAAATATAAGAGTATACAATGTATATACACTTCAAATACGTAATGCATATATTGCATTTGTTTAGTAGACGATTTATATAGCCTATCATATCCCTTGGAACATTAACATCTTCATCGGTATTTCCGTCTAACCATGTAGGCGACGCGAACCACCCTCTAACAACATCTATCGGAAATTCAGAATCTTGATTGTAATAATCCATGTTACTAAAATCATCATCTAAGTCTTCAGATAATTGAAACAACATGAGTTCTACTATTCTATTTTCTTTCCAGTCGATTTTAGTTGGATTCATCCGAATTATCGGATGATTTAATTTAATGATGTCATTCCTTTGCGTAATTAGACGAATAGAATCTAAAACCTCCTTAAAATTTACTTCATACAATTGACTTAAATTTTCCAATGCAGCTAATCCCTTAACAACATTTAGTTTTGTCGCATTATCATAAACATAAGGCATTGACTTCCAAGAATATACCTTATATTCATACCCTATTTTGCCAACCCCTATTTTATTACCCATCCCCAATCTCCTTTCTTTTTGGTAACTATTGGAATGATACTATTATTCATCTATTAATTTAATATAGTATTAACTTATGCTTAGAATGGATTTTGCTTAAAAGCCCCTATAGACCACAATATCATAAATCTTATGTAAAGGAGGTTTACAGGTATGGATATGACAGTAAAAACCCCGAAAGAAGAATACATCGACACAATTGATGATTTAACGATACCGGAAGACGTTCTCTATACGAACAATACGTTTAATCTCAATGCACTCAACGAAACACTTGAGCGTCTTTCTCTTATCAACTTCTGGAGTTTATACCAAACCCAAAAAGTCAGGCTCCATATGGAACGGTTTGATATTCCGTTTCGGGAGTTTAAACCCACATATCGGTTACCCGGTGAACGGGGTAAAGATTACTTTCCAAAGCGTAATATCGCTTATATAGACTATCAGTTTATCCATGCAGAGCTTCGGAGAAAGTTCAGAAATTCAGAGTTCTTTAATAAAGCTCTAAATCAGGAAACGATTGCGGCGAATCCTGATTTGTTCCGTTGGAACCATCTTGTATTCATAGATGGAAATTACATCTCGACGACCGAAGTATATCCGATGGAAGCAAAAACTGGAATCATTATCGACGTTGAGAGTAATCATAATGAACACGGTCTTACTTATATAGATTACAATAACTATACGGAACGTAATGCCACTGTGACAGTACTAATGGTACCATCTTTTAAATTTGCTATGGTAGATACGAACCAATATGTCATTGATAATTACCATGGAAGAATTCCATTTAGTAAGATACCGGGTTCGGAAACTTTCACAGAAAATACATTATGCCTTCTGAATGCAGAAGAGTTGATATGTAGAAGATTCTTTTCAGATAGAATCAAAGTTGATGTTGATAATCAGATTGTTCGGTTTATGGGCAATCTGGATGCGGGTGGAAACAAGTATCGACTTTGTTTCATCACCTTTGATTTTCTTTTTGCAAAAAAGGAATTTACCAAAGAGAATCCATACATTCAGCTTAATGAAGCAAAGATGCCTTGTCCGAAAGAGCAAATTTTCTTCTTAACGAAAAAGGCTGGCGAAATCAGATACTTCTTTAACGCCAATATAAAAACGGAGATGTATTATCCAAACATCTATAAGTTCTCTGGATTGGAAGATGATGAAACAGGCATTGCAATTATTCTTCAAGATGAGGATAGTGTATCCCGATCTGAAGAGTATATGAATGAGTTACAGAAGTACGAAGAATATATTGAAATGCTTCCGAGATATCAGAATGATTCTATCCCGGAAATCTTAAAGACATACAGACCTTCCATGTTTACTTATTCTATTAAGGATTACGAAAGTTCTGTTTATGTACCAGATACTATGAACTACAAAGTCCAGAAACTTCATAAAACCATCTATGAGAATCCTTGGGCTTTGGTGGTTTATTTGGATTTGCTTAATCTTCCCATGGATAAATTCTATTTGGATATGGAAAAGATTGATTTATCTAACCGTATTCGTCTGGATTCATCCAGAGAAGAAGTTGATAGTGGTACAAAGTTGGTTACATTTGATGAACCAAGGTATGTCTTTGCTATGAATCGGCATTTTGTCGATACAAGGAGTTACGGTTTTAGAATATTCATTGATGGATATTTCCAACTTGATAATACTTATACGGTACTATCCGGTCCGAACTTCTATTTCATCTATATTCCGGTAAGTAAGATTACGGAAACTTCTATGATAGAGATTGAACGGTATAAGCTGTTTACTATCGAGAAACGTGGTGTTGTAGTAGACACATCAACTCCTGTTATTGAGATTGATTTCTCTCAAGACAGACATATGTTTGGTTATTCAAGAGAAATCTATGCTGTGGACATGGAGACAAGATTCTTCATTCCTAAGAAGTACTTAAAGATTGAAGTGCTTTATGGATTTACAGAACGGGCTCAGAAGTGGGTAACAATTCCTGAGCAAAGGAACATCCCTCTGGAAAATAAAGTTCGTGTGACAGTCCTCAATGAAGCATATGTCGGAAAGACTGTAAGAATTGGTATTCAGAGAAAACTTGCAATGTCCACAGGAGACGTATTCCATGAAGCAGATGCAAATAAGGCTTCACCATTCTGGTATGCTAAAGGGGAAATCACCAACTTTGGTGAATTTGATAGAGGTAATTATCGTATCTTTAACAAGGGTAGGATGTTACTTCCTATTCAGTATTATATCAATCTCTCTGAGAAGTATGGTGGAAAGGATTTCTTTAGAACCAGTTGTGAACTTCACGAAGGTGACCAATTTACCATTGACCATGTTCCTGCACAATTCCGTGTTGTATATTATCAATATGAAGTTGATTCCGTGAACAAGAAAGGTTACGTTGACCTTGATGGAAAGATTGCGTTACCTATTTCTTTGAAGTGGTATGATATCTATCTGAATGGACGCAAGCTCCATAAAAAGAATATCGAAATTATATCTCCTACTAAATTCTATATTGAAGGAGTAGAATCCAGAAAGCATCTTATTATAGTTGCTAAGAATAGGGATACTGAGATTTTCCATCTTCCTTATTATGAGGATAAGATGGATGAACCCGTTAAGATTGATTGGAATAATACTATCATAGATGATTTGATGAATGTCATTTATGATTTGAAAGAGACGATTGACAATACAAAACCAACAATCGAAAACGAGGAAGGAGAGATTGCCACGAATGTTGCTAAGAACATTGACGGATTAGTATTCTTCTTTGAATACATGATGTACACGTTCATTAACGCAAATAAGAGGCAAATCACACAAGAATTTAAGGAGCTATTCCCGTCTCTGCTTACAGAGAACGCGATTATGCCAATCGACAGTAACGATGGTGCAATTAAGAATAACGAGATATCTGGTTACTTGATTAAAGCCATCGATTGTAATATACAGAAAGGAGAGGAAGACATGTTCACAGATCCTAACGTGAATTATGACGGTATAGGTGCGTTACAAGATCGTTTTGCTTTACGCCCTTTGAATACCGATAATTACGAGTATGGTTTACGTGAAGAGTTCATGACTGATCCAAATACAGCGGAACCTGCTCTTGTGAATGCAGATGGTACAGTAACTGCTATCAGTACAATGACACGTTTAAACCATCATATTGAAGACTTCAGTAGTAAGATTACTACATACGGTATGGGTCGGGCTGATATTTATCAGATTACATTCGATAATGAGTATAAGACTGCTCTTTATACGGCAGGTGAAAATATGCTCACAGAAGAAATCGAAACACCTGAACCGGTGCTACGAGTTTGTCTTGGTCTCGATACGACATTCCTTGCTCAGTATGGAGATTGTAAGATGCTCAAAGTGGCAGACATTGATCCGATTGTTACAATCGGATATAAACTTGACGGAGAACCAAAGGAAATGTCCTGTAAGCTTACTCGCTTAAAGGATAATGCAATCGAAGCAGAAAACAAAGTGGTTACACTGGATAGCATCGTTATGACGGATATTCCGGATACAATAACGAAGATATTCATCCACTCAATTCTGTTAGCATTCTGATGAAAGGTGGTGAAAGGCTATGAAATTAGTTAAGGTACGCGATAACCGAAATCGCCCTATAAATAACCTTGATGTTATGGTCGGAGCCATCTTTGGTGATGAAGTTCCGAAGGAATTTATCGTTGACAAATACTATCATGCAGGCGAACGGGTTTATAGTTTTGATTCTAAAGGACATCTGAATGTCTGGATTTGTAACATCAGCGGTAAGTTTAAGGCTTGTAAAGAGCCGAACTTTTCTGAGTGGTCCATTAATTCGGTAATCAATGAAGCTCAGGATAAACTCAAAGGCTTAACTGTAGAGAGTAATGTTGATGCACTGATGTATATCAGCAATTCTGGTATTACTCCGAGGAATGACTATGCTGAGTATGATGGTCAGGCTCATTTCAATGCATTTGTGAATGACTTTGATTTGAACAACTATAACGGCAGGGATGATATCGTGGATATCTATCTGCGTCGGGAACACTCTGACCATTATCTTAGGAAAGAAGATTATCAGTTCCATGGTGGAGAGATTAGTGTATCTCTTCCACTTGAGGATATGGTTGATGAAGTCAATATTGACACGAAGTTTCTTCCTGTTGGATATATTATCAGTAATGAGCAGATGCAAACGAAGCCGTATTGGTATAGTGAAGACAGGACAGCTAAAACATATGACTATGGTGAAAACGGCATTCAGATAACAGATTATGATGTCGTTACAGAGATGGGTAAATCTATCGAGTTTGGTTATAAGGTAGCTGATTTCAAGATTACCAACGTACATACCGTCGTTGGTTCTCCGTTGAATGCTCAGTTAGCGAAACCCGTTTATCGTCTCGATGATTTTGAGATCGAATCCCATGACCCGATTGGAAACAATGTAAACGATGAAGAAAATCGGGTGATTACGTTCCGTGTAGATATTGAGCCGGACAGAGATATTTACGACATCATTCAGGTTGAATTCTCTAAGGCTACTCAATTAGTATCTATACATTCTCAAAACGGATATGTCCAGCAGGTAAAATGCAACGTAACAGTCCGCAAGGATAAACCGCTTAGTATCTTTATGATAGGGAGCAAGGCGAATAGTCCTCTGACAAGATTCATCAAAGTATTGGATGAATATGGAACTGTTGTAGAGCAGGATGGTGAACATTTGGTTCGCATTCCAAGGTTTGATTTACTTCGTTTCAATAGTTTTGAGTTTGAACTCTACGTTAATCGTATCTTCCGTAGCGATTACGAAGAAGTATTGGACGAAGAGACAGGGGAACTCTACATTCGGATGCTTGATGATACTGATATTGATTGGGACAAAGATACCTTCTTATTCCATATCTTCTATAGTATTACTCAGAGAGCAGCCATTATCAAAACGCATGACCAGCAGGAAGTAACTTCTGATAAAGAGGCGTTCCGGTTAATGCTTAGTGCATCTTATATCAATAAGTTCCAATGGATGAAAATGAGGGAAGATTCGAAATTAGTACCTCCTGAGTTCACGGTTGGTAGTAAGAATACAGCAAGTATTACAGACCCGGAACATTACTTACAAATTGGTCAAACACTAAAAGCCGATGTATTCACCATGGTATTTAGGGATGATATCTCTCGTAGGTCTGGACAGATTATGACCCGATTTATGATGATTTCATTATTTTCAAGTCGGGTGGTGTACTGGTAAGTGCATCCAAATGGTATCTGAATGGAGACCATGTGAACTTGTATGTTCACGAGAACCCTCTGAAAGATGGAGATTATGTAGATTTCCGTCTGTTAGACAGAGATGATACAGTTAGGGTTGACAACTACTTCTTTAATGTAGATGATACTGAACTTACTGTTGATACAGGTCTTGACCTGTCAAATACGGCGTTCTACATGTTGTTTACTATCAGCGGTGAGTACATTAGTCAATCTAAGTATACAATTGAACATAGTGAATCTGGTGATATCATCCGATTTAAGGAAGAATCAGAGGACTGTGACCAGCCTTATCTCCCGGACTTCGGGTCAAGAGTAGAATTGGTCGTAGGAGTGTATAAGCAGTCTTATAGTAGAACGCTTTACAAAATGATTCAAATTGTGGCAACGGATGAGGGACAGAGAGAATTTTATCTGGATGAGTCGGTAGAATACAATCCGTCATCAGACAACTTGTTAATCTTCAGGAAGGATGGGTTGTATATTGGCGAGCGGTTCTACCATACAGACCAAGAAACCGGAAAGATAGTTATTGATAAAGGTTCTGGAGTTCCCCTCGGTAGTTACATTGACATCTTACTGATACGGAATATGTCCGTAAAGGTAGTGCCTGGAACGGAAGAGGAAGGAGAGTAAATGAAATGACTTTTATCGAGAAACTGAAATGGCTATTTTCTGGCGAATCAGAGTTACCTGAAACAAAAAACAATCAATTTAATGGGGTTGCGGGAAACCGCACCCCATATGATAAGAATGGTGAGGTTTCTGAGATGAGTAATGAGGATTTTATCAAGATATTGATGAAGCATCCTATATTCACAGAACTCAGAGAATGGAGTGAGTATCGAACAAAGATACTTGCCATTGAAGACCGCATCAAACGAAACATGGCAAAGTATTATCTTGAAATTTTCTTCGGAAAACTTCAGGATGCTATCAAAAAGGTAGTGATTGAGCATGATACCTATCTTAATGATACAGTGGCACTTAATAACCTACTAATCGAAACGATCAACGATGTGCAACAAACTGCACTCGCTGGTGGTGTACCGGAAGTATTTCTGGATAAGTTTACGAATTATCTGTATACACAGACAAAGATTCTAGACTCAACTTACAGAGATTTGGACAGGTTCGATTACTATAATACGAATATTGCCCGAGCAACTGTCAGATTGGACTTAGAGTTTTTAACAATTCGGAATATAACATCAGAAGTCGAAACAGTGATAAATGGAATGAACGGTGAACTGCGGTTGGCATTGGAGGGATCGATATTCGATAATTAAAGTAGTAAGAAAGGGGGATAAACTATCATGCACTTTTTATCTCAACTGGTAACGAAGTATAACTTCTATCCAATACTTGCTACCGCTACAACCAATGCAGTAAAAACAGATCCAGAAATTACTGGAATGGCTTCTCTATTAACTGAATATGGTGTACAAGTTATTATTGTAGCGATGATGCTGTTTTTCATGTGGAAGCATATGAATAACGTTATCAAACGAGACAATAAACTATTTGAAGGGGTCACCCCTCAATTGGAGGCAATCAGTAAAGCAATCTCAGCAATGGATGCTAACGTAAGTAGTCTGATTAGCAGTCATAATACCCATGCAAATCAATCTATGAGAGCATTGGAAAAAGACCAAGAGGACATGAGGTCATTGTTACTTAGTGAACAAGACCAAATTCGAAATATTGCTAGTCAGCTTACTGTATTAAATAGCAGTATGGAGGTTTTGTTCCATCATGTATTATCCATGAGTAGTGGTACATATATGATGGGTAGACAGTTACCGAAATATACAGATGTTTCGGCGGTTGACGGAGACCAAATGAATGAACACTATGATATACATCCGAGTGAAAGCTCGAATGAAGATAAAAAATAAAGTAAGAAACCAAAATAAGCAGGTTGGGAATATGTTACATCCCAGCCTGCTTACGTTTCGTCAATAGATCCTTAATAGTACACTTTAGTTTATAACACCTCGAATTGCATCCATAATTTCAAAGTGAGACACTTGTTGAAAGAAAGTCCTGTAATCATTGACACAAGCAATCTTTGCATAATTACGGCGGCACCACTCAATAGCAGCATTCTCATCCTTAAAAGATTTATCTTGCCATTCTGTGTCAAGTGCAGAAGAGCCATACAACACTTTTAGTTTTAACATGTCATCCTCCTTTATTGTTGTTCTATGTACGGATATTTGGAAGCATCCACTTTCCCATCTTTAGAGACAATGTAATTGGATTTGTTCCACTCACCTGCCCAGAAATGATAGAATTCCACGTTCATGTTATACATATCGACTTTATTCTTCAGTTCTATTTTATTCGTATCAATATTTCCGATTGCATAAAGAACCATATTATCGCATTTAATCTCAGGATATTTATCAAGGAAAGCATATAGATTCTTTACACTTTCCTTTCTATCATCCTTCTGAAAATCCTGCTTCGTAGGAAATAACTTCTTAAATACTCGTTTGATGACTTCATCGTCACAGCCATTGACAGCTTCAACCGTATATTGATACAGTTCATCAGAAAGTTCATACTGATCATTACGAATCTCTTCAATACTATCCGATTGAAGTGCCAGCACTGTATCATAACTTCTTACCTGTTGTGTAATCGTGTTGTATTCGGTTTCCTGTGTTTTCATATCGAATTTATGAAGCCCATATATCAAAACTCCTACGAAAGCAAGTAAAATAAATGCTCCAACCAGCGTAGAATCTATATGAATCATCTTACGCTGTTTGTATTTCATGGCTTTATTGAATCTTCTCTGATACCTATTCATTAGTGACTCCTTTCCTTAGTTGAACAATTTATTAAGGGTTGTCCGGCAAGTTGGTTTCCGTGGGTACACCGCAAACAAAGCGTTACAGTTTTTTCATTGAAAAATATCTCCCTATATTCTTGCCAAACGTCTTCGTAGAGAGATGCCTCCGATTAAAGATAGAGATTGCGTATATAGCCGGGCAACCTACAGAAAGTTAGATGCATACGGGAAGAAATTTCCGTATGCATCTTTCTAAACTGTTAAATATTGCAGTATGCATAAAGACCTGCAATACTATCTTTAAACGGTGCCGTGTCCATATCGAATCGTCCGTCGTTATGCGACACGAACATGTTACTTCGTGGATTATTGAGTTTGTAATATTCCTCTCCAATCTTTCCCAACTTATGACAGAAGATATTCATGATATCACCGTCAAAATCTGCATTGGGCTTACCAAGGATATATGGAGGAATACCCATACAATAGTCCGTTATGTCGTTAGACAATTTCGATACCCTCATTGTACTATACGAGCCATAATTAATGGATGGATTACGGTCGATAGACATATAAAGGTTGTTATGATCCATGAGGTGCAACATAAGCTCGTAAATTCGATTGTTATATACAACCGAAGCTTCCGACAACATATCCCATGCATACGGATAATCTTTCTGATACAAATCATGAATCATGGCAACCAATTCCATCTTATACAGTTCAATGAAAGTGGTATAACCAAGACCAATCTGGTCTGCTCTGAGTTCTGGGTCAGGTACAATAACATTTCGACCTGTGTAGTTAAGGCGCCCACCCAAAATCTGTTCGTTAATAATTCCTTCTTTTCTCTTTATCGTATCAAAGGACATTTCCCATAATTCATTTACATATCTTTGTATACGATAAAGTATATTCTCCTTACGTAAATATGCTGTATCTTTTTTCCGACCGGCTCGATAATCAACTCTCCGTTTCCATTCGAAATCATCATTCAGAAGCATATGGTCACTGAATAACTTCTGAAAGATTTTATCTTCGTCCGAATACCGGATATCACCATTCCGAACCATCCATTTCCTTAGAAGCATATTGTAGCAGGGAATACAATGTACAAATACTTCATCTCGCCGAATTCTGAAGAATTCGTATCCGTCATGTTTCTTATTCTTCTTATAATAAGTCTCCAGAATTTCGTCAAACCTCTCGAAGAATTCAATCATTCCGATTCCATAAAATGGAGAGGTTTTGTTTGTCATATATTGGGCTCTTTCAGCCTCTGGTACAAAATGAACCATCTCATACAAATGAGCTTTTGTAAAGAACCACTCAAGTTTCAAGAACATGGCCGGTTGTATAATAAAGTTCCTATCAAGAACAAACCAACCAGTTTTTCTGATTCTTGTATCGATGAATCTTACAGGTGTTCCACATACCGGACAAACTGTTTCAGAGTCCATATATCGACGACCTATTAAATGACCGCATGAACAACTGAATCTATCCTCAAATGCATTATCATCACGCCAATCTGTTCCATACAATGGCGAATGAATCGAATATAGTCCGGGGTCCAAATCCAAATCGGTTTTTCCTTTCTCTGTGATTCGAAATCCGATTCCTGTTATCAGTTCTTCTTTGCAACGACTATCCCAATCCGAGATAATAATTCGAAATCTTGGATTACAAATCGTTGCCCCATCTTTCGTCATTTTGTGGGGAGCGTCTAATCTTTCCCCAGTTAAATACGTGGGCATAATGATTTCCCTCCTTTAACTTTCATGTAACATAATGCATATGTTATTCTTTTGTCCTCCTTTCCTTGGTTTTTAATATATAAATAATATTTTATCAAGTCTATTACATATTTTTAGAGGGAAATTAATCCCTTTATATCGTAATTCTTGTTTTAAAATTACACTTGTATATAAAAGTTGGAGGTTAAAAAAGATGTCTAATGGAGCAATGCTCGAAAGGGCAAGAAAACTTGTGTTTGATTGGTACCGTGAAAGAGGAAACAACGATTTATCATTTGACAATGTTTACGTTGTCTGGTTCTGCAAAACACTTCAGAATTGGAAGGCTCTGGTATCAACGGATGAACCGGACCACCGGTACTTTGAGATTACTCATAACGGCGTGGCAAATGAGACCTACCTCGATTCCTATATAAAAGAGGAGAATCGGGTATTTAAAGTTTGAAACTACATATACAAAAAAGTAATCGGGGAGTCTTTATCACTCCACCGATTACTTCCCGAACTATATTATGTTATCGTTCAGCGATACGTCGGATGGAAATGATAGTCCATCGACGAATCATTCTGAAAAGGCACATAATATGTTGGAGGTAACGCCCGATTAACCCTGGTGGTAGCAGGGTTAATGGAAGTCCCATACTGGAGGCGATTGATTACGCTCTTCAGTATGGGATTTTTCGTTCCCATAAAGCATTTAATGTCATTATAATCCTTAGCAGTCATAGTTCCGGTTCTCCTTTCTAAATACTCGATATAGCTTCGCATCTCCTTTCTTTTGAATTTATTCATTTATAATACCTCCTCTCAAATTACTTTATCCGCTATATCTAAGTATTTAATATAATTACGAAATCTTTATGAACCGGATTTTTTTATCTTTTTATTAAACTACAACAAAATATTAATCTTGAGGGTTGCTACTCAAGATCCACGAGAAAGGAGGCGTGGTCAAACCTTTTTGTTTATTTCTACAGAGATTTATTTATCCCTTGAACCCCGTGTATAAATATTTGTAGATTTGGGCATCTTGTTGTTTTGACCATGTGTGGGAAAAGACAGAGAGTGAGGAATCGTGTCCCTTCACTCTCTGTCTCTTTTGTTACGTATCCCCAAAAATCTTCTCGGGGTCAAGTACGTAAGTACGAACTGTACTATCGTGAGATTTCTTCATCTTTGCACGAAGCATCGAATTCGAAACTCTTCCAAACGTAAGTCCTGCATTTTTGATACCAAGTAAATAGTATCTATCTCCAGCGCATCTATTGCAGAGCTTTTTCCCAATACAATAATCGGGAACCCGAATTTCAACCGTTTGATTCATGTATTCTGACTGATTGCTGGGTTCTAATCGGATATATTTAGAACCTTTCTTAATGAAATGATACAGATAATAATGTATGTTATCCTTTGTTAAGGTAACAGTTGCACATAACCCAGTCTTACAATCTGTATCCTTATCATCCAAGATGACATCTTGAAACCCAGCAGACAGTTTCTTTGTGACATATCCACATTCTCCAGTACCAATCGCCTTTGGATAAAATCCAGAAACGACAGCGTTTGCCAAAGATGGGATATTTTCCTTTGGAATACCCTCATACAAAGATTGAGTAACAATCTCAAATTCTCCTTTATGGGCATTCCATATAGGACCTTTGGTACATAACCATTGACGATATGCATTATCAAATGATCCTCTGGCACCAGATGAATAGAGCTCATATGCTGGATCATCTTTCAATTCTTCTTCAGCAACCTTTACAAGCTCATCTTGGATGTGCTTATATACGATTGCATCGTTATTCTCTATTGCTTCTTTATTCTCAGCAAGTAGTTGCTTTTTCTTTGCCATAACTTTCGGAAGAGGTTTTGCTGTTCTTATGGACAACGATGAACAAATCTGAGTATTTAAGGTAAATGCCAACCAGCAAAGTCGATTCATATATTCGATATACTTCTTTGTACATTCACCTGATTCATCTAACATAATTGCCGTAGCAATCATATCATCAATCTTACCCAAACCTTTCTTCGTTATCTCAAAGTTGACATAACCAACTTCTTTTTGAAAATAAGGCTCAATCAAAAACTTGTTAAAGATGAATAGTCCACAATTTGTGAGAACTTTTTCTTTGTTGAAATATTCTCCAGCAACTAATTCCATCTCATCATATGTATTGAATTTCGATGGGATTATTTTTGGTTCCAAAACCCCTGTCTTGGGATTTTTCTTGGCACCATTTGGGTCAACTTTATCCGTAAAAAGACTGTCGAATAATGTTTGATTGATATCGTCTGGTGTTAGTGCCATGAACATTGCTTTTTCTTCGGCTGTTATCATGCGTTTCTTACGAGCCATAAAACCACCACCTTTCTTTGGTTGGCTTCACAACCCATTACGCACTGTACCAACGATAAACAATACTCATATCCTTTTCCATGTGAAGAGGGTCGTTGGTGAAATGGCAACAAGAAACCTGGTGTACCTGCTTATAATCAGGTCTACCATCTTCCGTATTGCTCAAGATACCAGAGCAAAGTCCAACCTCATTGAAACGAATTTCGTCAATGTTATCATAGAGATCAAACCACTCCCTGAAATCATCTTTCTCAATCGTGCAAACACACTCTGCGAAGCACTCGATAGGTGTATCCCGTTCGGAAGCATAATCTTCCTCAGTAACCGGACTACCATCAACATCCTTAGCAGCATCCTTCCAGAGAGGACGAATGACTGGAGTTCTGGTATATGTTTTCCCGTAGTATTCATACATACCATTGTTTTCCTTCATCAAGAAGTACTTATCATACTCTTCCATTCCCTCTACGAACGGTTCCTTTACTACTCGGAAAGGAATGATTTCATTGAGTGTCCTCTGTTGCTGGTATACAGGCTTGATATCCTTACGGGAATCACCACAACCACCAATACCCACAGTCCAAAGGCATATTCCATTTTCCCTTGGATACTTCTCAGTAATCGTCGGACCATCTGTAGCAATGCTCATAATACTGTTCAAATATTCAACATTTACTTCGCAGTTGACATTGAACATCTTCTCCAGAGCATAAATGGAACCGGCAAGAAGAATTTCATTATGGCGACGCCTTACAACATTCTCGCCAAGAATACTAAGTCCGGTCATCGGATCAACCGAAGGGATGCCTCTTGTAACAATGGCTTCACCACGGAGCATTCCGCCGAACTCATCATACTGATTTCCAAAATCTTTAAGAATCCGAGTGGATTCGTCTACCCTTAATAATTTAGGCATTTTATTTTTCCTCCTTACGGTTTTATTTGTCAAAGTAACTTATTTATTTGTGCCTTACTCATCGTGTACTATGAATTGGAGAGGTCTCCTTGTGTCCGTCATAGCCATTTTTTCTTTAATGGTCATATCACAATGCGAAAGTAACGCATCAACATACCATTCTATAGCAGAACGCCTATCTACAATGGTACCGTCACCCAATATAATACATTTATCTTTCATGATATGACTATTGTCTTTTATAACCATATCACCATGAGCAGATTCTATTGACGATAAGAATGAACGGTTACCAGTAAGACTTTCCGTATCTGCTCTAAACATAATAACGTCAGAGTAATTACTAAATATTGTCTCTCTAATAACCCCTTTAGTATCCAAAAATCTTACACGATTCTTATCGTCCAATTTATTATTTGTCTCTTGTATATGCGTAGTAGCTGATGTTGAATTGATTACTTCTTTAAGCGGTTTATTTTCAACAAACTTCGCATGTTTTGTTCCCACAGACATTGTGTCTGCATAATACGGAGACATAGTGTCATAAATTTTAGCACTGGCATCCATATTGTTAATACCTTCGTGCATAACCAGATTTCCGTCTTTATCAAGATTGTCTCGTATAATTCCATTCCCTTCCATATCTACGGTCTCTATAAAGGAGCCATCTTCATCCAAACCCATAAAACCAGTACCTTCCAGATATACGATTGTATCACCATAGGCACCAATCATCAAATCTCGTAATGTAAGTTTTCCGATGAGTTTAAATGCATCTTTGAATCGGTTATTGAGTTCGCTCATAGACATATGACCAGACATCCGAAGGATTTCGAATAATTTATTTCTGGTCTCCTTTACTTTCATAGCCGCAGACATAGCCTGAATCCATTCATGATATCCTATATCCAGTTCTCTCACACAAAGAACAGCATGGAGCCAAATTCTGGACATCATTTTCATCAAGTTATAATACTTGCTATCAAAGAGATATACAACCTCCATCTCCTTAATTTCAATAGTATATGATTTGAACCATCTGAGAATCCTTATAATACCGTTAATAACCGTTGTATCAATCGGATTCAAATACTGTAGATATTCTGTATCCGCAAATAATGTAGACATCTTTGTTGCAATGTAATTGATTTTATCTACACAAGAATCTCTATCAAGAGCATCAATATACTCATAGATCGGATAATCATAAGCTTTCAACCAATCCATATAGGTATCTGGTGTAGAACCATCTGGTAAATTAAAAACTTCATTATGAACATCCGTTATGAGCAATGTATTATAGAGTTTCTTATTTGCATGATATACTCTTTCATCTTGAGTAAGTTGCATCACTTCAATCAATAGTCTGGATAATTCCTTGACATTTCGATACATCTCATTTACATTCGATGCTGTCCTGAAGTAGATGTTATCAATGTATTTGAGAAGTTTTGGAGAATATAAGTCAGGATTGTTTCGAATCTCATCTTTAATTGCTTCCAAATCTTCATCAAAGTTAAAACCAAGAACCGCTAAAGTTTTTGATGGAGAAGTCAGTAAATCAGGTTCCATATTGTAGTATCTACAGAGAATACAGATAAGCATAATTTCAAGCTCAAACAAAGATACTTTGGAGTTGTTAATGAGTGAGAGATCGACCATAATGTTCGATGTCTCATTCGCCTTGTCACAAAGCATCTTTTGTAAGTAAACATGCTCAAACATCATTTCTTGCATACGAATAGTAATTGCAACATTCGTATACTTTGTTTCTGTATAGTTAATCTCTGCGTCCTGAAGTCTTTCAACGAGTTCCCTATCCTCTATCCAAAGAGAATCTGGAACCGTAACTGATTCATATGAATGAGCATTGGCATCGGTCTGTTCAACCAAATTGATATCAGTCTCATTCATTGGAACCCCAACGAAATAATATTCATACGACTTGGTTTTGTCCAACTCGTATGTTGCATTTCCATCTTCATCCAGAACCGTCCGATATATAAAAATTGGAACGGGTTCAGACTCAGCGTTCATCTGTACAGTTTTATGCTGTTTTACCAGCAGATATTTTGTAAGGTCATAATCATCATACTCTAATAACCCCAATATGTCATACATAACTTGAGATGTACATTTATTCATAATGAGTATATTAAGATTTTTGACCAGTGTCTTCTGTTGTCTGAATGTGAACATATCAACGAACGGAACACCATACGCTTCCAAAAACATTCGACAAGTTTCAAGGTCATAGAAATCTCTATCAACCATAACCTCAAACATAGAGTCTACCATTCTTTGAATAGCCATTACAAGGATAAAAAATCCAATGTAACTTTCATAGTATGGAAAAGATGCACTATAATGGAAGTTATACACTTGTCCAAGCATATAATGTCTTGCTTCCTCATAGTACATAACGAAGTCTCTATTAAATCGATTTGCGTTGTCCGGTCTTGGTACGTAAAGTAATTCAAAATGATCAGCCATACGAGCTTGTTCAATAGGAATTCTTCTACGTCCAAGATACTTTACGTATTCCGCATTGTATCCCGTATCGTTTATATAGTTATCATATATCTCTTTTAGATAACCACTATCATCCATTGCATTAAGAATGGTTTGCGGTAACCTATGAAGAGGTGTCATATTCTCAAGATTATCACTTTCATAATCTTCAACTGAGTTTCCTGTAAAACCAAATGCTATAAGTTCGTTCGGGTCTGGATAAATAAATTCCGCATCCACATCCGGTAAACCTGCAAGCATACGGTAATAATTATTTTTTTCCTCGTAGGAATCAATAATTGCTTTCCTACGAAGTTCCAAAACTTTAGTACGCTTTTCAAGTGGAACAAGATATGTATTTGTCCAAATTTGATCAATCAAATCTTTATCGTAAATTCCAGCCGCATTTAATATCTCGACGGTTAGAGTTTCTGGTCGAACAACCAACCAATCGTCAGTTTTCAATACCGCACCTATGTATTCATCTCCTGAAAATCTTGACTCAGGAGTTTCATACTTCTCTGCGTCTCTTACTGATTTATATACAATATGCGGAACGATTGCTTTAAGATATCTCTTAAAGCTATTCACCATTTCCATATGAATCATCTCCTTTCCGCGTACATACTTAAATGTATGTTAAAAATCCTTATTTTTAAGCATCTATTAACAGGAGACTAATTTGCATATAGATAGGAGGAAGATTATGACAATCAGAAATAGTGAAAATGGAAAAGAACCATTACTACTCAGTATACTGAAAGGGATTGCTATTAATTCAGGTGTAGGGCTGTTATCAACAGCGGCTCATGTAGTTGTATCAATGACAACTTCATTGATTATAGTTGGTGAATGGGATGAAAGTTTCAATAAAATTAACAAGATGGTTCATGACTTAAACCCAACACAGTATTCCAGATACAGATTACCAACTCCCAATAAAAACCATTATGAGTTAGTTGCTAATATCTCATATGTAGTTAATCTTGGACATAGTAACTGGGTTAAAATAAGCTCAGAACTTAACGAAGAAAAGACTGTGTATCGAGAGAAAAAGTTGAAGATATGGTTTTATGGGAAGAATAAATACAAGATAAGGGAAGAGTTTGTCCGTAAATCATTACAATATAATGATGGTAAGCATATTAGAGTTCGTCACATGAATGATACAGGGATGAGCCATGATATTTTACCTCATTCATTTGAAAATATTGTAATGGATAAAACGGTTAAGAATCATATTCAGTTAGGGCTTAAAAATTGGTATGATAGTAAAGATTGGTATACAAAGCATCAATTAGTACATAAGATTGGTATATTGTTATATGGTGAACCGGGTACTGGTAAATCTACAATAGCAAGAGCTGTCAGTACAATGTTTGGTTGTGCTCCAATCATGACATTAGACCAGCAAGACATTATGAGTTCTATATCGAGAATTATTCAAGTGAGAAAACGATACGATGGTTTAATCATTGTATTAATTGAAGATTTTGATATGTTCTTTACAACGAGAGAAGAAAACAGTCAAACTACTGATAACGATGAAGACCAGAAGAGAGATATCAATCAAAATACAGTATTTCAATTATTAGACGGTATCTACTCGACTGACAACACAATATACATAGCAACTACTAATTATATAGATAGACTCGATGAAGCTATGATAAGATACGGACGGTTTGACATACAAGAGGAACTCAAGTTTTTCACAAAAGAGCAAGCATTAGAATGTGTTAAAATGTTTGATTATGATGAAAATGTCTTGGATTCATTCAATTTGTCATATCCGGTTCAACCATCTTATTTACAAGGAAAGCTTATGGAATATCGAGCGAAAAATTGTTATAAAGGAGATGATATGGAATGATTATATTATATGGATCAACTGGTTCAGGAAAAACGACTACAGCTATAGAGTTGGAACGACTTGGTATGCGGGTCGTTCCAACTTATACAACTCGTCCACCAAGAGAAGATGATTTTGGAACCATATGTACTACTGAAGAAGAATTTGAAAAAGCTTTAATTAATAACAAAATCTTTACTCATACATCTTATAACGCCACATTTGGAAAATGCCGATATTGGCTAATGAAATCTGAATTCTCTGGCTATACAACTAATTCAGTATTGGTTGGAAATTATGAATTCTCGAATTCAATTAATGAATGGGCTGAAATAGCTTTCCGATGTAGTGTATTCAACGTATTCATTAAAGTAGATTATAATATTATCGTTGAACGAGATAATGCTAAATCTAAACGGATTGAAAGAATGGATAGGTTAAAACGAGATGATTATAAGATGAAGGAGTTAGAAGCAAGCGCTGATTTAATAATTAATAATCAATCCTTACAATTAAGTAAGAACGTAGTAGCTGACCTTATTATGGAAAGCTATGATATATTTTTAAAGGAAAGAGGTGTTTTTAAATGAAGCAAATGCCAGGTATTATTTTCGATAAGGCAGAAGCTCCTCATCCAAGGATTGATTCAGATAATGCTTCTTATTACTTGGATTACGATAAGACCGAAGAATACTTCGACTTCTTTGATAATGAAATTGCATTTATCAAAGGGGTTGAAAAACTTGTTCGGAAACATCGTTTCATACGGATTACTTATCCTAAATATCTCAAAGAAGTTGTTGGACTGCGGGAGTGTCAAGTATTTCCAAACATCAAAGATGACGGAAATACAAAGGTAAAACTTGAAATGCATCATGGACCAATTCTTACATTATTTGATACATGTGAGATTGTAACAAATGCATTTCGAGCCAGAGGTGTTGAGAATATCAATACACCTTCTGTTGCAAATGAGGTCGTAGAACAACATCGACTCAACAATGTACGAGTCATGTTTCTGTGCAAATCTGCTCATCAAAAAGTTCATGATGAAGGAATCTATATCAACTATAGACAAGGATTCGGAGATACTCTAAAATTTTTACAACTATTCGGTGATGGAGTCAGCAAGAATATGAAGATGAAGATAAATGAGTATCTTGCTTGGAGTTTGGAGCATGATTCTACAGACAATAACATTCTTCAAATTGCAGATACCATGAGAGAATGGGGTAACAATGACTTTGATGAATTTGAATCTATTCATTTAGAATAAGGAGTTAATGCTTATGGAAAATACGATTTTGATAGCCATTTTAATAGGAGTTGTGCTTTATCAAATCTATACTGACTTGTATAACCGGAGAAAGATGTTCGAAATCCAGATTGAAATGGCTAAAGCTCAACAAGCAATGACCAAAGAACTTACTTGGAAAGAGATTAAAGAAATCATCAATGATATCATATCGTTCAATGTAAGTACATATATTCTTCACAATGGTCTTATGAAGATGAACAATGAGAAATTGTCAGTCATGTGGACAATGATTATTGGTGAGTTATGTACAAAGGTGGATACTGCTATATCACCTGAAATAAAGAGACAGGCTTTCAAATCTATATCAGAAATGTATTTTAGTCGTTTCATAAAGAACTCTGTAGAGATAACAGTAGTTTATCAGTTGGAAAATAATCGGGATAATAATGTGAATAGACGACTGGATATGATACAGAGAAATCAGAATACAGTTAATATCCCAGAACCTGAAAAGAATACAAAAAAATAACATCTTAATTTGCATTTCACAAAAATGTAATCTTGGGAGTCTTTATCACTCCCAAGATTACTAAAACCGTGACAGAACGCGGTTTCTTTATTCAATTATATTACAGTTTAACCATAACTCGGTCTATAACTGTAATGTTCTACTCTCGGATTGGTCTCACCCAAATAGTCGTGAAAACTAAATGGTACAGGACCAATCACACGGGTATCACCCGGAGCATATGGAGTCCCATACTGAATACGGTTGGCGAAACTTCTCAGTATGGGATTATCCATAATATCTAAGGATTTAATATATAAACAAAAAGTCTATGAACCGGATTTTTGGAAATATACAAAAAATACAATGGATAGTGAATCTTAAATGATTTCACTATCCATTGTTCCGTTTCCAGTGATTTCGGGAGTCTGACCCGCTTGCAAGTATTCTTGCTTTACCGGTTGGCGGTATACAATTTCTTTCCATGCTAACCAACCGTTTCTACGTTACGACAAATATCTGCAAGGAACATCCTCACCGATACTGGTCCCGGAACATCCGCAACCATTAGAGATTAACTTTAATCAATATGCCGATCTTGTCATTTCTTCTTTGGGAGCCCGTTCACCCACTGGCTTTTTCGTCTTGATTCATGACCATCCTCAAAGACCTTCCTACTTTTTCTGAATCGGGTGTCTAATTTACCTCAGCTTATTGGTTACAATGTTTACAATCCGCATACGTTCGAATTGCCATCCACCCATCTCTTTGGGTGCCCGCAGGAACTCCAACAGTATTCCGTGCACTGAATAAAGTTGTGTCGATCTTCAATAAGCATATAGACGGAGAGACCTCTCATTTACCAGTCCGTCATTTTTGTCCATGGGTCGTCTTGATTATCTGGTATTTTTCGATCGTGTTGTCGCTACTCCGAGCGATGCCATGTTTAACATGGGAACTAAGATATGATTAAAGTTATAGCGTATGTCTAATATCTCTTTAATAGACATATCTGCTTCATCTACTTCAAACTCTTTTCCATCCATTTGCAATCTATACGACGATACATCGTTAAAGTCTCGGTAAACCGATATTGGAAGTCTAAAGAACTTATAGTCATCGATCGTTTTGACCATAAATTTTGTAGCTCCTTCATAATCAAACTTCACGAGATATCTTAGATATCGTTTGATAATAGAGATGATTCCATCCATATGATATTTCAGGAGTTGCTCATCTTTGATACCTTTGATTGCTATATCGTCCGTGTAAGAGTTGAAATAAACTTCATAGGTCTTATGTCTGGACTTGAGATTGGTAACTAATTCATCTTGCCCTAAGAGAATATAAATATCATACGCATGTTTCTCTCGGAAATTAATATAGTTTCCAAATTCTGTATGAGGAGCATATCTCTTAATAAAGATAGCGTCCCTCTTTACAGAAAAAATATCATCCACCTGTAGATCGTTTGCTGACCCAAACATGAGTCGATACTTAGTAAATAACATTTCTAACTTCTTACCAGTATTTCGAATGTCTGGATTCTTACTATACTTCAGCTTTCCTATTGTGATATCCCGTTCATGCTTATCTGGGATTGCTTTCAACTTTTCAATTTCATTTGTTGGTAACAAATTTTCCTCTCGTATGATTGAAAATCCTCCTTCTTTCATATCATACTCGATAATATCCCCGATGAACAGATCGATTGGATCTGTCCACCGGGGCTTTTCTAAAACGTTTTTTGCCTCTTCTGTTAGCATTTACTACTTACTCGTATTCAACAATTCGCTGAGCAGTCAGCTTTAATTCATGGAGGATTTTATCCACCAACTGCTCCTTTGTTGAACCTGGAGTTATTCTTACAGTCTTTGCTCTGCAAAGGTCTTTGATATCATTCTCAGACCGTTTCATGAGCAAATCCCTAACTTTGTCTTCAAGGCTTTCCGTAAACCTATTCCAGAACATCGTTGTGAAGTCATTCTCAGTTCCCGGTTCCGCCATCATTGTTGCAACGATACCTTTCTGCAACTCAAGCCGTTCGTGAATCTTATCGATATTCCCAACATTTCTCAGAATGATGTTAAAGTCTTTTCCATCAAACTCTTCTGGAATATCAATATCAAGAGACTTCACAACTTTCTTATATGCTGCTTTATCATCAAACGTTGTAGACAATTTTTCCAAATCTGTAAAGAGATAAGACTGGAAATCAAATTGATCCAGAATAAACATCTGAAGATAATTCGGAATCTGCCCAGCATACTCATACGCAGCATTAACAATCAATACATCACAATGACTATTGATAGCCATATCTACGATTGCACATAAATCATTCATCGGCTCCGCACTCAGTAAATGACTATTATACAGCTCGATAAACATATCACGTTTTCCGGCATAACAATATTCCATTGCACTTGCCGGTGGACGTAATGAACTTACAAATTCAATGTTGTCATACTTGCTTTCATAGTCAATGCCTGTAGATATACTCGCAATCGTAGATTTTTGTTTAATTGATCCGTTCAGTTCATGTGATGCTATCAGTATAAAATAGTTCGCAAGGTCATTATACCTTGCGAACTTCATGATAAGGTCATCAAATGAAATGAACATAATCGAACCTGTGTGTTCATTTGCCATTTTTACACCCCGTTTCTTTTTAAAGAGTCACTTTGGTGCCATACTCCATTTCGACACCATTGACCTTTATTGTTTCCATTTCAGACTCTTTCTCTGATTCCTTCTCAGAAGTTTCAGAATATACCACAGCCTCACTTTCAGAATCTGGTTCTGATTCTACATCTGGTTCAGGTGTAGATTCTTCAACTGGTTCACCAGTTTCTTCTGACTCTACCGATTCATCATTCGGAGCTGTAGCCTGAAAACATTTATCAGACAATGATTCCTGTAATTCCTCCGGGGTCGATTCTTTCTCCTCAGATTCCTCTTCCGGAGTATCAACCTGCGTAGCTACACTATAATCACTTGGAGCTTCCATAACAGGCTCTTCTTCAACCGGTTCGGGTTCAGACTCTGATTCAAGCGTAGATTGAGTCTGAACTGGGTTTGCAGAATTATCATCATCCTGAACAGTCACCGTGATCGGAACTCCTGCCGCTGCTTCCTGACGTTTCTTGAGATCTGCAAGATATTCATCTTCCTGACGTTTCCGAACATCTTCAATATCACGTTCCTTCTGATTCCGCTCATTTACCATCTTTGCGATGATATTATTGAGGCTTACCGACGGATCGAAATCGTCTTCTTCCTCTTCATTATAATTATTGACCATCTGGGGACCATAATCACACCCGTTCGTTTCATCGAATGTCCTCATATCACCAACAGGACCGCCGAACATGTAACGAGACTGATAGTTCTCAGTATAAATCGGCTCTGGCTCTTCCTCAGACAGATTCTGATACAAAAGCTGTTTTGCTTCTTCATCCTGAGGATTACGAAGCATCCTAATCATCAGATCAAGCTTATTGGTTTCCATAGTTTCTTCTCCTTCCTCAATATTCAGAGTCATCAGTTTTCCCTCCTCTTTCATCTTAATATAGCGATAATAATCGCCTGGATTATCAATGATAACTGCATTGTCACCAATCATTCTATCTTCGATAACCGCTATATCTTTCGAAATAACTCCTTTTGGTAAACGAATTGATTCTCCTTTCCTCTCTTTTATCATGTCGATATCGACTTGCTTTCCTTGAATCCGCTTTCTATCATTATAGGTATATACGGCTCTACAACCAGACCTATCTGTACACATCAACTTATCATAAGTCGAATCATACGTAAGTGGGCTACCGCACCGACTACACGTAAACAAATTCTCTGTAAAACGATGGCAATAAGCGTAATCCAAGATTACTGGTTTATTCTCTCGAATACCCCAGTTTGTCATGTTCTTCTTGATATAGCCAACATCACCAAGAAGATAATCATTGCAAAGTCTATCGAGTACTTTCCGAATTTCTGTACGATAAAGTTCCCACTTATCATTCGTCATCAACTCAACACACTCTGCAATTAAAATATATCCGTTCGTTTCATAACTCTTGGTAACATACGGTTGCAATTCGGGACTTAGAGAATATTCAATCAAATTATCAAGATATCCTTGTTCATCCATTGCAAATTTTACCGCATATCCATCGATTTGTAATGCTAACCGATTCGTTGCGCCACCAAGAAATTGAAACGGAACTTCATAAGTGTAAAGAAGATTACTAAGCGTAACCATTTTCTCCGCATTGGATTCTATACGCTTAGTATCACAAATCGCCCCAATATACCGAAGGAGCTTTTCATCTTTTCCGAAGATCGTTTTGATCTTGCTTTTAACTGTAACCATGTCAATCCCTCCTCATTAAGTTAAAGATAGAATTGACTAAATCGTCACTCTCAGAATACATCGGATCTACACCACCAGTTGTTTCATCCATCATATAACTGGTATCAACTACGGGATAACTATTTCCACCTCCACGACGAATTCTTCTCGCTTTCCGTTTCCTCTGAGCTTTCTCTAATGATGATCCAACATTCGCATAGTTAAGCAACCTGCTTTCGGACCATCCATTCTCTGCCAAGAACCGAATAAGCAACCGCTGCTCGTGTTCTTTTCGTGTCATAGGACGACCTGTTTTCTCATCTTTTACCATCTCATTCATATTGATAGGTTTCTCTGGAATCTCTTCATGATTCACCATCTTTGTGAGAAGACCAGGTTCTGAATAAGGTCGTTCTTCCTCAAACCTTTTCCTTATGTTCTCGGGAGAATTTTTAAATATTTCGTGAGATTGATCCATTTCTCCACCGGGCTTATACCAACTATGGAATACTTTATTAAGTTCATCAAGGCTTCCGATTGATGAATGAAATGACCCACCACTGTACTCTTCGTCCAATTTCTCCTTTACTTGCTTTGCAGTTCCAATAGAGTCTTCTACTGTATACGATTTTTCAATTTCCACATCAGCCATCTCTTCCTTCATAATACGCAGCCATTCCTCTGCTGCTCCATCTGGCTGAACTTCTGTCTTCGTAGGAATTGTTCCCGATAAATACATATCATAATCTTCTGCTGCTCTGGATAATACAGGGACTGGTGGAATCCATTCCTTAATCATGCCCATCTGGATTCGTTCTATAAATCTCTCTTCTCCATATTTCTCAACAAGATAATCGAAATACCGATTTCTTCTATGGATTGCTTCCAAATATTCTTCATAGTTACGATAAGACCGCTTAATAGTTCGTGCTTCACGTAGTTCTTGAGAAATCTCTCCATTGTTATTGTAATAAACATCATAAAACTCAAGAGATGACTGCATAAAGACTTCATCATAGTCATGAGCACATCTGGTCCGTCGTAAAATTGTCATTTCATCTTCGTTAATCTTCCTAAGATTATCTAACGACAATTTAAACTTGGGACCAGCATGTACTTCTTCCTGTTCCTTTTCCTCCGGTAACTCTTTCTCATCTTTGTCTTCAATGTGATGTTTCTTCTTGAAGTCTTCATAAGATGATTTGGTTCCAAAGAAAAGGTCGAGGTCGTTTATGTCGGTGACAAATGATTTTTCTTCATCCATAAACGACTCCCTCCTTTCTATATTTGATATCACTTTAATATATATCTAATTTACCAAATATATCCTCAGTACGGAAAATGTTTGTGAGTATATCAATACCACTATCAGATACCCGGATGTCATCTTTATAAGTAGAATTGAATAATCCTCTCCTATCCGCCGTATAATGGTAATTAATGGAATGATCTCCACGAGAATACCAAATATAATACCCGTCATTATGGTTGACAAGACGCGGAATATTTTCTACTGGTTCCGATACCTCTAATAGAAGATAAATCTTCATACTCTCTAATGGAATATATTCTCTACCTCTATTTGGAGACAACCAATACTGATAATAGAATAAATGTTCTTTTGATGGATTATTGAACCGAAAACGATTCTGTCCTATAACATATCCTAATAAATCTTTCAACTCAGATAGACTTGGGTTACGAATAAATGTAAGAAGTGGGTCAACCGCAGCAGTATCCCTGAACAATGGATGTATCTCAGTCATTACCCTTACAAGAGCCGAGTAGATAACATAATAGGGATTTTTGTTGACGTGTTCCCAATCTTCTTCCTGAATATATCCACCCGGAAACATAATTCTGTCATTATCGTTATCCATAAATAACCAAATTCCATCATGAGCCGGGTTGGTTAGCAATAAATTACACTCAAAGCTAACCATCCCGGGTACATCTTTTTGGAAATTGGTCGGATAACTATGACGTTTGACTTTATCGTTGATAAATGCTTCAGGGTGATTCAACTCTACCAGACGACCATCTTTTGGTCTCTTTGGATGGAATTTAAGTTCAAATTCATCCCTGTCAAGATAAATATCTCTTATCATAATATCCTCCTTATTAGAATGATACTCTATCTGTCAGTGTATCATCATCCTTTACCCATTCAAGAACAGTATGTCTCTCATAATTATCCCTATCTATACGGATATAGACATCTCGTATTCCCGAATTGATGATTATCATTTTGCAGTTAGAGCAACATTCCGGTTTTTCTATATAATCTTTGCTGGTCATATCCAGACCAACCAGATACATTGAGGCACCTTTCATCATTCGGCGACTGGCTGAGATTATTGCATTTACTTCAGCGTGTACACTCCGACACATTCCCTGTACGCAGTCACCGATCAGGTTTCCTCTATCTTTAAAACAACATCCAACATCTGTACAGTTTTGTCTCCCTCTTGGAGCACCCATATAACCCGTTGCGATGACTTCGTCATCACTAACAATTACGGCACCCCAATGAAAACGGAGACAAGTACTATTCTGGGATATTGTTTCTGCAACGTCCAAATAATAGTTGACTTTGTCTCTACGGAGATCCATACCAATAGCTAATCCACCGGTAATGATTCCGTGTTCACTTGGTATCATAGTAGACATAGATTATTTACCTCCTTCTTTATTTTAAAATATTGTAACTGTAAAAGTGAATTGGTATAGCTAATATCAATGCTATACCAATTCAATATTATGCGTATGCTTTTAACATAGAGGGGTCAATCCCATCTTCCATAGGGGTTTCACCATCAACGTCTAAATACACGAATTGTACATAGAGAGCTTTGTTTGCTTCACGTAATGCTTCTGGATCAGCCTTAAACTTCCTTGAAAGTTGCACTTGCTCATTTAAAGTCATCAATGTCTGGTCCGGTATCCAATCATAGTATTTCTTGGTAAACTCTACAAATCTACCATAAACACACCAAAGAGGAACTGTAAGTTGATCGTCGTGAACTAATTGATGAGCAGTAACGGATAATGGAATAAGCCCTATTAACCCAGAATAATGTAATCGCATAACTTCTTCTACAACCTTGAATTCATCGATAAGACCAAGTATTTCTTCTTGCTTTCTCATGACAATATCAGTTATAGAAAAAAGAGTGAATGGGGAATGATGAATCTCAATCATCCCTTTCTTCTTATCTGCCTTGAATGAATTCAAAAACGTACATTCGTTCATATCAACATGTTTCCGAAGATATGCGATAAGGTCAGTATACTCCAAAGTCGCTCTACAATAACCCTCTATTTCTTTTGTAAGTTTTACTCTCTGTTTATCGTTAGTAATAACAGGGAGTCTCGGAATGATAATCGGCTTTTCAATATGGACGTGCTTGATTTTGCTCGATGATATTCCGGAAGTCTTTTGTGGAATTCTCATATACATCACCTCCATAATGTTACTTATTATGGAGGTGTGTATTTACGAGTGTTCTGAGTTATCCCATTTTACAGCTTTCAAGGAACTTATCATATTCATCATACTCATTACGGAGAGCATTGATAATCTCCATAAAACGATCATGATAATACTCTGAAAGTGTATCTATATGCTGTTCCTCGAATCGATCAATAGGGGTTAAAGTCCGATAAGTTGTCCTCGGCTTTCCATTCGGATTATTTGTCTTCGGAACCCGGCTTTCCTTAATCGGATTCTTTTCCTTGGTCTGTCCATCGGATTCATACATCAGGAAATCAGATACGAATTCCCTGAAAACATCCGCATCTTCCTCGCTGCTACCAAGCACATTTGCCAAATATACCAAATCTTCATTCCAAGCCATAATATCATCATCACTCCATGTAGACGGGAGATGCATGTCATCATACATATGGCTTATAAAATTCAACCGAACTTCATACAGGCAAGCGTGTGTCAGTTCATGTTTAATGACCTTTGGATAGTTATCCGGATTAACTGTATCTGGACTTTCAGCAATACAAATCAAATGACCAGTATTGGTATGTTCAACATACTCTACCACGGGTTCAGGATTCTCATTTTCTTCCGTAGGTTCCGGAGTTGTCTCAACCTTAACCATCACCTTAAATGTATCATTAAGACATACTCCATCGATATTATAATCAAACCCATCAGGAGTCTTGTTGTCGTTAGACGCATCAATAAACTCCTTGTTGAGCTTAGACTTTGACGTATTAGCAAAATATTCAATGTTAATGTCGCCATCCTCTGTTGTATATTCATAATGTTTGAATTTATCATTCTCTCCTATAAAGAGATCTAAGTTCTTTCCCAGACTTGGCACCATACTAAACAGATAAGAATGATCAATAATATCATAAAGATCGTTATGACCATCATAAACGCATGGGCCATCTGTCGCAACCTTCATAAAGAACTGGGTTCTTACCTCGGAGAATCTCTGCTTTAAACCAATTCGCATCAGAGTTCTCCATAAACGTACATAATCCAACTTCTTCTCTTCCTTCTTTTCTTCATCCATCGTGTTACTTCCTCCTTTATCAAACTAATGTACCGTGGATGATTATATTTTTCATCCACGGTTGGTTAATATAGTTTCTATGCCTCGATTTCTTCTGTATGTGATTCTTCGTTAAATTGACTCCACCATTCATCTTCATACAGTTCAATAGTAGATAATTGGATTGTATCAGTCATTTCCTTATCAAGAACTGTAATTAAATCAATCGCAAATAAGTTACTGAAGTGAAGTTTGTGGTCTTGTGATTGCGGATTGGTTTGAACTGTAGCCCGATAGTAAAGAATATGATTTTTCTCTGGATCAAAGTTCTCATTGAAATCAATAACCAAGTATATCTTATCGTCTATAATGATAGAACTTTGCATGATACCGATAGTTCCAGCCGATTCTACCTTATGATAATCTGACGATTCAGTGTCATACCGATAATCAAATAGGCTACTATGGTTTACAACGATGCCTTGTCCGTGAATTCTGTATCCATCTAATGCGTCTTTAAGTTCTTGAATGGATGGAAATCTACTGGCTATTTCACCAGATGATGCCATCTGGGTCTTTAGTTCAGCTAAATAAATAGCCATCATTGACCCCCTTTCTGAACGTAATCTAATCGTTCCACTTCACCATTTGTAATTTTTGCAATGAATGCACCTCTTCCTTCATGCATTAGTGATTTATATTCATCTGGTACATCCAATGCAATGTAATACGTATCGTATTTCGTATCAATATCGACACCTTCAAATGTAACATCCTTTACAGTGCCTATTTTAGTCTCATTCATCAAGTCATTGACTGATGTATATACATCAAAAGATGTTACCTCTTTCTTAGCTATAAAGGTATCAATCAAGACTGCATATCGAATGTGTCCAATAGAGTCTTGTTTCCTATGAGCTTCGATAATGAACTTCATGTTTCTTAGTACCTCCTATTATATACTCCTGAATCAATGAAGACAACTGCTGTAGGGTTTAACATTTCAGAATTTGCCGTAATCATCTGATTTGGATTACTATACATTACAAACTTCCAGAAATATACCAAATCAATTGTCTTCTCTAAATCTACTGTAAGTCCATGTCGAATCATTTTCTTAATAGATGTATAGGTATAGATAATGAACAGTAGATTACTAATTACTTCATTGTACTCAGGATTAACATATTTCATTAACGGCGTGGCACTAAGCATTATTCTGCAAATATAATCACAAATAAATTCCTTATGTTTTTGAATGAACTTATTCGTGAACAATTCACTATACTTCTCTTTGTAAGTTACATAACATCGTTCATTTTTTGAAGTGGTCGATGCAAGATGGGAATTTAGGATATCTTCCATTTCCGTATTATAAATCTCCTTCAGTAGATTAATCAATTCCATATGAGAATTACATCCATAGATTACCATATTTGCATCTGAATCAATCTCTCTATATTCTTTAAAATAAGAAATGGCTATATATGGGTTTTCTGTCCATGCAACGACTTCTGAAACTTCCTTGTCGTAATCTAACTTGTCGTAATCTAACGTAGATGTTAATATTATATAAAACTTTCTCATTTTTCAACAGCTACTCCTTCCACATAGTCATCTATTAACCTCCCATTATAATTACATGCTCGAATAAGAAACGTATAAAATACGTAATATTCGTTATAAATATCATTGTACTCTAAATCAGCCAATGTCGCATGTGTTGAGTCAAAGTTTGCGATCTTTGTAAGTTTATCTCTAAGTGTTGGCGACAGCGTCTCAAACCAATCAGGATCTGCATCATAGTCCATGTTTACAATACGTAAATAAATAAATAAGTATACCATGGATACACGTATTATGAGATGTTGGATGCAACGAATTTCCGGTATATCATTGAAATATTTCTTCATTCCTACAAAGAATTCTTTTCCTGATATTGTAAATGGAATAATTTCTTCTTCAAATATATCAAAGTCTTGACAAGCTTCATGAAGCTTGTCAAGTAATTCATCGTTTGTATATAAAACAAAATTAACAAATGGAATTTCTTCTTGTAATATAAAAAGGTTTCCGTTGATGTCTACATTTAATCCTGTTTTATTTGGATATCGAAGTTGCTCATATGTACAATGATGAGCAACTTCTGTATGCCAGTCGACTAGTTTTAAAAACTGCTGGTAAAACATTGTAAATTGATGAAACCGCCATTCACTATTTGAAAACGATCCATTGATACACTCAAGTACAGTGTAATTAAGACTTGCTTCTACATCTTGTGGAATATGGTCAATTACGAGAACAAACCAATCAAACGGTTTATCTGCATTCTCTAAAGCCCATGGAGTATTGAGCTCCGACCAATACATAGAGCCCATGGTTTATCACCCCCAATATATTTTATTAGTTCCTCTATTCTTCATCTTCCTCATAATATTCATATTCAGGATCATCTAATGAACCTGTCATATTTGTAAGTTGTTCAATGGTTGCTCTTGCTGAGTTATTAATTTTGCTATCCAACGTCTTAATGGATTCGGAATCAAAATCCTGAAGAACTCTCCGGATATCAATGATTCTCCCATATTCACGAATATTCTCTGCATGTTCCAGTTCATAAACGATATCGTCCATAATCTTCATACCCTTTTTGAAAAGAGCTTCATCCTCTTTCGATTGAGGGACAATAGCTGGAAGAGCCAGCATAACGTCCTTAACTCGATTTGTAACAATTTTTGCAAATTCCCTAACAACGTGAGCATCTTCCATATTATTTGACATGATTATTCCTCCTTTAGAATCATAGATAGGTTTATACTTTACTGTAATATAGGTTTCAAAACTTTAATCATATAAAAAATAAAACTACATATACAAAAAAGTAATCGGGGAGTCTTTATCACTCCACCGATTACTTCCCAGCTATTTTGCTTGTTTATAGCTGGTTATTATTGCTTCTTACCTAATTGAACGGTATTGATATACCATCTTATTAGGCGAAGCGTGCTGTGTTCCCAAAGGGGAACGGGTAACACCCGATTAACCCTGGTTTCGGCAGGGTTGTACGGAGTCCCATACTGGAGGCGATTAATCACGCTCTTCAGTATGGGATTTTCCGTCCCCATGAAACAACTAATATCTTTACGGTCTTTAGTTGTAAGCATATCTCCGGTTCTCCTTTCTAAATACTCGATATGATTTCGCATCTCCTTTCTATGTAGATTTGCATTTATATACCTCCTTTCAAATTATTTCTTCCATCATATCTAAGTATTTAATATAGTTGCAAAATCTCTGTGAACCGGATTTTTGGAAATATACAAAAAATAAACACGGATGAGGAATTCTATCGTTCCTCATCCGTATTATGTTTTCAGTCAATTACTACCAGTCGTCTTCTTCAGTTGACTCATCATATGGAGTTCCACAGACACTGATATCTGTTTCACTCCAATCATCGTCATACTCTGGTCCCATAGTGTTTTCCTCCTTTCTCTTATGTACAAATTACTCCATCAATACAAAGCAGGATCGTCAAAATACCCGCATATAATAATCATAGCGATTATCACGACTATGCAGATATATGTTTTAAACGCCTGCAATTGTACCCAGTTGAGGAAATCATTATCAGGACCGTCGTACTGTTCTTGTAGATTAAGCTCATCGGCAAAATCAATTAATTTGTCTCTGCGTTTCATGTGAACTTTGCGAGCTAAACCCCAAACCCTTTTGGATCTTTCCCCTGTCATAAAGTATGCCATCCAAAGTAGAATCTCAGTTACTGCTAACATCATTGTCATTTTGGTTTCTCCCTTCGTATTTTAATCATTTCTTCTGATTGTTACAAAGGTTTAATATAGAATCATAATCTCTACGAAACGGATTTTATCGTTTCGCAAAGATTGATTCATATGGTGAAGCATTGTCATATAATACTTGCTGACTCTTTGGACGAATAATTTCAATAGGAAATAATTTGAAATGTTCTTCGTTCATATTGGCAAGCGTATTATCATCATAGTTATCAACAAGACAACTTGTGATCTTATGAATTTCAACAGGTTCAATATCCTTTAACTGATATTCCAAATTCGTAGATCTATAATTACGTTCAAATATATCGACAAAATCGCCTTTCAATATGGACTTCAACATATCAACATCTTTTGTCGATTCTGTAATCATTCCCCTATCAATAGCTACTTCAATCATCTTGATTATTGTAGCAATTCCAACCCCAGATAACTTTGGTATACTTCTATCCGAGTCTCCTAATATTGCATTAATAAATTCAAGGAAATTTGTAGACGTTGAGAGTACAGACGAAACACCTGATTTATCCTTTAATACTTCAATTACGTTCCTATCATTAATCAACATAGGGGTCTTCTTCTTTATTGATGGATAAATGATTTGAAACCCATAATTCACATAGCTATACTCGTATGGATTGTTAGATACCAAAACATTCATTGTTTTTACACCATCTTTTTGATAGACTTCCCTATCTAAGAGTAATGGAATTACGGATGATTCAATACCGAGAGGATTAACAAGGTAGACTTCATTCACATACTGAATACAAGTAGTCAAAAACTTGTACGCTTCTTCCAATCTATCTACGATTATAGAAGTTTCTATACTCCCTTTTCGATACCTATCATTATGCGTTGTCCGATAGGTTGGAATATATCGTTTGTTTTTATATTCTTCTGGTATCGGATAATTCCAATACAAAATTATTCGAGAATCAATGTTCTGCTTAGCTAACCAAAGTCTATAATGCTGACCAAGATTGATGATGTTACTAATCAGGCTCAAAGAAAATTTCTTTTCATAGTCATTTCCCGCATCAACGCTGGACGCTGCCTGAATAAAATTGTTAGTTCTCGGAGTCATAATTAACCGAAATACGTTTTCCAAATTAATGTAAACAATTACTCTGGAAACACTCTTGTCTATAAAATTCCATTTATCAAGTATATCAAACTTGACTTTATGCATATTGAATAAGGGGTCTATAAAATCCATAATTTATTACCCTCCTTTACTTCGTTTCTTCTTTGTTTTCTTCTTCGTAGAAAGTGACTTTTGTAAAGTCTTATTGAGTAATTTTTCCTTTGCATTTTCCAAAGAGTTTTTCTCTGGATTTTCTATTCCTTTTTCAATCCGTTCAGTTATATCATATTGCGGTAATTTCTTCATACATACGTATCTCCTAATACAAAAAAGAGACAGAGTACCCAAAGGTACTCTGTCTCTTTCTCTTTTATGTGAAGCCTTTTAACCGGCGTTAGTAGCTTCGACCGTTTCCATTGTTTCCACCGTTGTTGTGGTTTCCGCTCCCACGATTGACAGATTCCATCAGGTCCTTGGTAATCCTGCCGTAATTGATTCCGGACACCTTTCCCTTCTGGGAAGAATCAGACACGATATGTTTCATAATCATCATGCTGAAATTAGAATCTCCAATCGGCTGTACCGTGAGAATCCGGAAGTCATACGGATCGTCATCCTGAATACCGAGCGCCAATGCCATCACAGAAGTCCAATCCAACTCCAATGAAGCCACATCCCGTGCGTTCGGAACCTTCTTGATATTCATAATCGCCTTGCCTTTTTCGTTAATCTTGCAAAGCGACTTGATTGCCTGATCAAACTCATTGCTTGTTCCATAGTTCCCTGTACTGTTATAACCGGAACCGGCCGCCTGTACCATGTTGATACGACCATTCCCGTTGCCGTTGTTTCCTTTACCACGATAGAATATATTCTTTCCGTTCTTGGTAACGAAATACGCAACCGCAGTCAGGTCTGTGATACCAACCGCATTCCTTGCCATTGTCGGAGCAATGATGATGTTATCAAGCTCCGTGATATTGAAGCTGTTGCGAATAACTTCAACCACCTTTGCGGCGAAAGCTTTCGTAGTGTCCTGGAACACACGACCAATTTCCGGGGTGTCGATAACAGGAGCAAGTCCTTTCACGAGTCCCTGACCGTAAGTTCCATTCTGATTGTTGTTTGTTTGAGACATGTCTCTACCTCCTTTTAAAAGATAAAATTTGATAACTGATACCGACTAAGGATTTAACCGGTATTTCCTTAATCGACGTTTTAATATATAAACAAAATGGAGTTTATATATCTCCATCTCATTTACGTCAGATTACAACATTGTAGATTCCATATTACTTATTAAGTTATTATAAAAACCTATCATAGAGCTATTCATATATGTTTCCCACGCCCGGTTCGGTGGGCAATATGTCGGACCAATGTTCCATACCGAAATCTTGTGCCAAGAACCAACGTACTTCTCAGACATAAGATTTCCCCAATATTGTGTACAATCATACAAACCGGAAAATATCTTTCCGATTTCCATACCATAGAAATTCTTCCTTATCTTTGCACGGTCGGATTTTCCTTTTCCAGATTCCAACGATGATACTGACATTGCAAACATCGCGTTTATATGATGATTTTTCTCTAAGTCAACCAGTGCCTGTTCATTTCCTTCCCACCAAGTTCCTTTGGTAAGCAAACTGAAGTCTTCTGCATTCAAATTACTGACCTTGGAAATGTCATTTGGATCACAGACAATTGAACTAATGTACTCTTTAATAGCAGCGATTCTTTCATTCTCTATATCCTGCCTGACCTGTTTTTCCAAGGTCTCAAGAGTTCGTCGTTCTTCAATAACCTGTTTCTGGATGCTTGCATTTGCCATATCTGGTATAACCATTGCAATTTGTATGGTCTTTAGTGGTGTTACCTTTGAGTTCGATTGAACTGCTGCCTCTGGTGTTGTAAATTCAATGGTTCGTGCGTAATGTGATGATATCGCTACAGTAATTAACGATATGATAAGAATAAGATAGTCGATAGGTGATATACGGTAACGATACATTACTAAAGCTTCTGAATTCATTATTCAGTACCTCCTGTTTTCTAACTAATTTACGGTGTTTCATTTCCCTTATTTCTTTACCTCACTAAATTAAGTTTGCTGTATTAATGGTTACAAAGTTCTATTTTCTTATAAGCATTCCTCCTTGATTTCATTCTAACAGAAAAGGCAAAACATAATAGAGGGAACTGGTACATTATCGTGCCAATTCCCTCTAAGACCTATTCTTAATATAGAAATCAAGTTTAAGTCAGATTATTCGTCTTCATAACATCGTCAATGTATGACGTTGCAGACTCTTCATATTTCGATATACCACCGGGTACTGAATGGTTCAGCATCCCCGTATAGGTTGACACGTCTCTTTCGATGCTCTCCTTGATGGATTGCAACTCAGCCATAGTAGCTTTGTCTTTAACTGTGATATTCTGCATAAAGCTCTCAAGAGCCATCTCTCTGGCAATACTATTCGCAGCATTTTCCAAGTCTCCATCAAGTAAACTATGATTCAACTCCGAATGAATGGATGCTCCACTTTCAACTACTAATGAACATAATCGGGAATTAACATTCTGCTGGTATTGACTCTCCGTTGCCTGCTCAGAACTCTCCATTAGAGAGGAGCTTAAAGCTTCCGAGATACCTACATAGTCTTCATCCCAATCAGCACGTTCGCCGATATAGAACTTTCCAATTTCACTCGTTATATCATCAAGTCCTGATATTAACTCATCCAACGCCACATTCATAGCACCGTCATCCAAGTGAAAATCCTTATGGACTTTCTTATACATTTTCTCTACCGTATTAAACGGCTCAGCTAAATCTTCTGCATCCCATGAGTGTGAGTTTCTTACGAAATTCACGTATTCATCCATTTGGTCCTTTCGGAACAGATTTGTCTTAACGAAGACAGATGAATTGTCAAGCTCGTCGATTAGGCTCTTTAATTGAGACTCCAATCGCTTGACCACATGAGTGTATTTGAGATAGTCCTCTGATAGAACATCTCGTGCAGACACAAGGTCCACATTTTCTTCTTTTATCAATTTCAATAGTATCGCTTTTACAATAATCTGGGAATAAACCAGACACGATACTTGACCTACTTGGTCAATGATTTCCTTTAATTTGGAATCAATAGACGAAAGTGCATACATAGCTGTTGATGTATCCATTCCGAAGCAATCAATCAAGTAGTTATTAGTAGCATTTATTATCAACGAATTAGCTACATTCGATTGGTAAGTTTTCGGATGATATAACTTCGTTTCATCAAGCTCATTAGACTTTGTAAGAAAGTCTCCTAATTCCGAAATAGAACTCGGAAACCGGTCTATTCCATCATTACAGAGAAATTTTACGTCATCCATAATCTCGTCGAAATTCAGAATGAAGTCCTTCAACCCCAACGGCGGAATGTCTTCACCACTATCCTTTTTCATAGGGGTATCCAAACGCTGACCTAATTCGGTACACGCTTTCGTTAGAGCAAGGCTTCTATCATCGAGTAGGCTTTGAAGCTGGTTCGAATCCAGTAAACCATGCCGCTCTAATAGACTAACTGTCTTGATTGTATCCGGTAAAGATATATCAGCGCAACTTTCAGTCATATTAATTTCTATGTTGGCAGATGATTGATTTTTAGTTGAAATACTTTTTGAAAGTGCGTTTGCCAATGCTAATAAAAATACACTTAAAACATTTCTATCTGTATTCTTACAAACATCATCCACCAAGTCCTGAAATTGACCAATAAGCTTTTCTAAGTCCACACTATCCGCATATCCATAACTAAGATTATTAATAAACTTAGTACGAAGTGAGCTGATAATCAATTGTAATAAATCGTTGTCTTCATTATAGGGATTTACGTTCACAGTGAATGTATCCCATATAGATTGTATCCTACCAGAAGTCGAAAGAATATCTTGTTCAAGAAGAACTTCTTTCGTTGCCTCATTATTCAATAATGACATCAGAAAAACCTCCTTCCTCTAATTTCTCCGCAATAATCTTATCAATAACTTTCTGGTCGTAGTGTTTCAAAATACCCGTCTTGATAAATACGAAGTTCTTATTTTTCGCAAGATTATACGGAGATGTCATATAGGGTTGTGTTTTGATAATTCGATTATTACCGGCATTAATTACCGATGCAACGAATTCGGAACAGAAGAACTTATCCTCTCTGGAAGAACCTCTACCAAAGATAAAGTTCGTCAACCCAAGGAAATTGTATTTGAGGTCGGATTTCCTTGCAAGTAACTCATTGACAAAGTTCTGCATGGAATCATACTCTGCTGCGGTAGCCATGTACATATAGAGAGAATAACGGATAGAATCTTCATTCTTCTTATATACAGACTTTCGAATATCTTCGATAACCATTCCTTCTCGATTGAATGAAATCATATTGTCAAGGTTGGTATCGAACGAAATACTGGAATGAGCATATGGGTCGTGAGTAAACGACTTAATCAACTTAGCCATATTTGTTCCGGTATAGGATAAGAAGATAAATACTGGATAGTAGTGATTATCTTCCTTAGTTGCTTCTATATATTTAGCCTCGGATACTGCTGTCTCGGGTTTATTCTTAAAATATTCCCTAAAGACATTTATACGTTTTTCGTCAAGAGCATACCATTTCCAATTACGCAAGAAAAAGTCCTTGGAGAAAGCAATCAATCTATCAAAGCCTTTCTTAACCTTTTCCGTACCACCTTCATATTCAGAATCTCTCTTGGCTGCTCTAAACTTAGATACTATAGCCGAAGTACCCTTGATATAAAATGCATAGTCTTTGAAATCCTCTGGTTTGAAGTAAGGTTTTCCGTTATCATCGTTACAGAACAACCAAACCCCTTCAATGATGAATTTCTTGTCCTTATGAGATTTTGCATATCCCTTAGCAAAGTTTACAAACGTAGGATACAGCTTATCTTCATATTCTGAACCCGGAATTTTCTTCTCAATAAGCTCATCGTATTTCACATAAAACTTCTTTCCCGGACCATTAAAGAACGCATAAATAAGTTCACCATACTGCTTTAATTGCTCCATAGTAAAATGATCGGCTACGCACATCAAATCGTCTAAAGAATACGTATCAACTGTATCTTCATGACCCTTTGTAGCATTTAATCCAAATGTGGATTTGCCAGAACCAGAGTGTCCGGTAACAAAGCATAGGTTTATATCACCGTTATCAAAGGCTTCTTTGTTATAAAGAATATCTTTCTGTTTAAACACAAATCCTTCTGTAAGAGGTCCAGCATCAATCACAATTTGATCAGCATCCTTATAAACCACTCTGTATTTATCCTGTATTTCAGTAAATACTTCATGAATCAATATGTTATCTGGATTCAACGTTTTGGATATAACAGGGAGTGTATATTCACAGAATTTATTATATCCAGTTAATGTAAAGTATGACATATAGGTGTTTTTGTAAATAATACTGGGTTTCTTTAACCATTTGGCAGCCTGAGAATTTAAAAAGTTATGCCATTCTGCAACAGATATACTCTTTCTATATTCTTCGTATATGCCCTCATTGGAACCGTTATAACTAACTCTAACATATTTACAAGCATCATCTAAACCTTCAATAGACTCAGTAACTGAATTACTTTTACCGTCGGTCATAAAAATCATGGTGTCGCTCTTATCAGAAGACATAGACATTTCCATCACATCTTTATCAAGTTTTGTTTTCCACCAAGCTGGTTTATTCGGGTATATATGTAATTCAATACCGGATTTCTGTATCTCATTCCATACATTTACAATACGTTCTCTATTGGCTATATTTACTGACTCAGTGGTCAAATATACATGAGGCGATCTTGATACAAATTTAGTATTATCTTTAGTATCAATACTGTATATGAAACCGTCTGTGTCAAATATTTTTTTAAATACTCCGGGTTTCATCTCAGTTAATGTAAGCTGACCATTATAATATGATTGATTCATCATACCATCATGCCATGGATTTCCAGCATAGCATAAAGCAAATTCTCTATCTGGTGTACCAAACACATAGTTATCCGCTTCGCGAGACTTATTTTTTGGGTCTATAGTATTTCCAGGAATAGATATATGAGAACCATGGTATAGAGTATTCGCATAAACAGTTGACTCTGTAAGATACATATAGGTCATACCTTTTTCACCATTTTTAACTGGTTTAGATACGAATCCATATTTATCATACATTCTAATCGCTATATTATTATCTTTCCGAACAGTTAATGCTTCACCACCAAGTTCTTTGACTGTATAATCAAGTACCTGTTTTCCAAGTCCATACCCTCTGTATTTTTCTGATACTACTAAATCATATATCCAATATGGATGCCGTGATTTATCGATTCCAACCATAGCAACCACGTTATCATCTTTATCAAACCAAACTCGTCCGTCATTAGCAGATGCTACAAATTTAAGAGTTTCGTTTCCTTCTTCAACAAGTCGTTGTACTTTATTAGAATTCGACGGCTCCATCTTAAAGATGCTAAGACTCTTATGACCTTTTGGTTTAAAATCTTCTAATAGAGTAGAAGCAGACTCAACCATTTGTTCTGGAGCTTTCTTGAAGTCCAATTCTTCACCAGCTTGAGTCAAATCTGGTTTATGGATAACTGGGCGATTTGGATCTTTCACAGACTCAATTACATGCTCTATTGTTGCTTCAATTGTAGAAGTTTCAGGGTTCAAATATACTCGATTCTTTCCACCAACCCAACTATATTTCCAATAATATAGCTCTGCCGTTTTATTGTCTCCGTAATTGTATGGCAACCCCTCACCATAAGAACCCTCAACTTTAATGGTTCCTACATAATATACTTTTACAGGTTCAAGAACCCACTTCTCTCCTGTAATATGACAATCAGGAACGTATCTTGGGGCTCCAGGGTTTGTGTTTTGGGTATCAACTGCGTTTGCAGTTTTAGATGCGGCGTATACATACAATGTCTTCCCTTTAAGATTCTCAGACATTGCTGTTAAACATTGAGAAATAGTCGGTGAAAAGCAAACACGTTTCGTTTCAGAGTCTTCACATCCATTTTTTGTCATGAAATTAGATGGTACTGAAGGTGCCAACGTATGCCCTTCCCATCCGTCAGAATATTTCTCACGGGATAAATGATACAAAAAATTATCGTGTTGATAACCGGTCTCCATAATAACCATCGGGTTACATTCCGCAGTATTTTCTATAACAGGAACCCCAGTCTTTTGAGTGAATTGTTCTTCAATCGCATCTATAGCCTCCGTATCAGGGTCGAATTTAACGAGCATATAAACTATCTGCCGAGCTTTATCCGCAGTTTCATCCCATTCTATAGAGTCCACAGAACATAAGTTAATCCCCATATTATTTGGAAAATAACTTAACTTAATTGGAAGTTCATTTGTATGGTCAATCAGATTAATATCCCTCGGAACCCCGTCCAAAGTACATGGTTCTTCATTATGAGAAAGCTTGAATACATGGTGAGTAATCATCCGTGTTTCTGTAACGACTTTATCAAACTCCTTTACAGGAGTAACATTCTGCATATATTCCAAGAAACGGTTTACTTCAACTAAAGCTTTCTTAGCTTCGAAGTTCATCCGCTTATCTTCTTCGCTATTTCCATTTACAACTCCCTGTAAATGCTCTTTTACATGCTGAAGCTCATCTTCCAAAGCCATCCACTGTTCAGGCTTTAACTTCTCATGAAACAGTTTATTCCTATAGTAAAGGAGTAAACTGTCATAATTGAGCATTGGATCAACCAAAAGACGATTTCTCTTGATAAGATTCGTCTTCACCTTCAACGGGTCAGAACTCTCAAGTATGTTTTCATAAGATATACCCATTGACTCCAACGCAGGTTCTAACTTGCTCTCCCATTTCGGTAAAGGACATCTATCCTGAGCACGAAGTCTTGATAACAAAGCAAAAAACTCAGCATAATCTTTATTACAGATTTTTATATAATTTACCTGATCCTTGAGAGAAGCCATTACCTCGTCTTTTAACTTCTCCTTTACTTTATCAACAGACTGAATCTTAGGATGGAGATTCGGGTTATCACCACCATCCTTCAACTCAATCTCAAGGTTTAACGAAGTGGAGTAAGCATCTGGTATATAGAAATGCTCCTTCCCTTCGTATTTGTAATAATAAGTATGAGGTGATGGAGCAATAATATCTGCGCCATCCCAATTAAGGAACGTATCAATCATCTCGAAGAAATCTCTACCGTAACTACTGTCATACATAGCTTCGTATTTCTTTCCAGTATCTTCATCTTCAAAAACATACGTCCCACTATTTTTCTTTCCATACACCATTTTCTTCTGTTGTTCAGGGTCATTAATGGTATAGACTTTACCGTGTTTTCCTATATAATTCTTCTGAGCCATGTCATAGGCTTTTTTCTTACAAGCCGGTTCTCCACACATTCGATTGTATTTACCCGTTGCAGGATTCCATTTTGTAGGTTTCTTACAATAGATACACTTTCCTTCTGTCTTACCAGTGCGGAGATAACATTCAAAACGTGCAGACGACCATCCTTCTGGGATCATTGCTACATGTTCTTTCTCTATATGATCTATAGCCGCTTGTTTTCCAACAAGACGTGCTTGACAAATCTTACATCTTGTCGGTCTTGGATTTGCAGTAGCCATAATTCTATCTCCTTTCTATTATGCTTGAGATTACTCTCTTGTGGACTACACAGGTGAAATTAAGATTTGTGCAGGTCACATATGATTAAAAGCGAGGTGATTATTATGAGAGGAAGAGAAATTAACTTTACTACGGATAAATACAACAAACCAGTTTATTTGTCCAAAAGAGAATCACTTGCTCAGGTAATCGAAAACGCTATGTTTATGCGACCCGGAAACAACCCAAGTCATCCAGACAGAGGAGTCGACATTGAGCAATATCTTAACCGTCCAGTTGATTCTGTAGACGAGTTAAAATTACTCGATGACTTAAAACGAACATGTGGCGATGACTTAATCGGCAATGATATATCCAGTCTGTCGTTCAATGTCGTTAGGACAGATGATAATAGAGAAGTTGCTATCATTATGCTTCATATCATCGTTGACAATACAGAAGATATTATGTCGATTGCAATTCAACGAGAAAAAGATTCTATTGTTCGTTATCAATATAACTTCATCAATGAAGATGTACCTGTATAACAAATAGAAATTTTAGGGAAAGGAGGTCATCTTAATGGAAACACATAAGGGTTTCGGTGAAGGATTTGATATGGCAAATATGGTCAAAAAGGCACAAGCTCAACAAAAAGCCAGAGATGCCAATAAACAGAATACATCTCGTCCACCACAAGCACGAAGGGCATTAGTAGTTACTCGACAAACATCTTCCGATATAAATACAGCCAGAGATGGTGATGTTTATGTTGGAGAGGATGGTGTAGGCGGTATTGTCATTGACAATGAAGAACGTGCTCGAAAAATGCAAGAAAATGATAAAACTGGAAAAGCATTAATCGAGCTTACAAATGCACCTGCATTAATTACAGATGCGAACGAGTATAAACCGAATTATGGAGAAGATGCTCCTGAAGGATATGACCCGGGTGTTGAATGGATAAAGAACAATCCATATGACAAAAAGTCGTTAGACATGGTGGAGATTAAAAAGAACTTTTCAAAGCTAACCTATGGGTTTAATGGGTTAGTGGACATAAATTCACCTGAAGCAAAAGTTATGGCAGAAGCCATGGAAAAAATACGAACTGGTGAAGTAATCCTACCAACACCAGAAGAGTTTGAACAGCAAAGACGGGAAGCTGAAGAACGGAAACGTCAAAGAAGAGAAAGACTATCCGGGAAAAAACAGCAACCCGTTAAAAATCGTCCAGCAAAGCCTAAAACGGAGAAAGTTTCAAGAAAACCTGATCCAAAACCGGTAGAAATACCAAAGAAAGAAGAGGAACCGGCTGGACCGCAGATGGCAGAAATGCCAGAAAATACAATTATTAGGAAAGGAGTTCTGGAACAAATGAGCGAAATTATGAATGAAACTGCTTCCGTAACGCCTGTTTCCAATAGACGTCCCGTTGCAGTAAATAATGAAACACCCATTCCAACCAAAACTGAAGCTAAAAATACTCCTGTTGAGGGCTCCGGAAGAAAGAAAACCAATCGACCTCTTTGCAACAAAAGAACAACTCGATGAAGCAATTGAAAATGGCGAAATAACAGCGGATGGTGCTGAGGAAGAACCAGCAGCCGAAGCTGAAGATAACGAAAAGCCTAACGTTACTGTGATTAATGTACCTGAGGGTGAAGCTGGTACAATCATGCAGAACCTCCCTCTGGATACATATAACAAAGTTGTCCGTTCTAAAGCAATCCAGGTAAACCAGATTGAAATGAAAGATGTACCTACGGCTACTCGTAGGATTGACAATCTTACTGATTACCGGGCATTTGCCAAGAGACGTGAAAAGAAGAAGGAAGTAGAAATTACAGAAAGAGCTCTGTTAAATTCAGGGTTCATCATTACTGTAAAGCCTGCAACTTCTATTGAGATGTCCAGTATTTTTAAGTCTATGGCTCAGACCGAACTGGATTGGAGTAAGGCATATGCATTCTGTTATGAGCATCATGTCGGGACGTCCATCGGCAAACTTTCGTATAACGATTTCGTTATGAAAGTAAGCCCAATGGACATTGAAACCATCCTCGATGGTATCTATGAAGTATCTGAACCTCCGAAGAGGAGTATTGAAGTTACTTGTGGTGCTGGAGATGGTGGGTGTGATAACCCTTATAATATCCAGATTGATGTTAATACCTTACAGGATGTCAAGGATCTGCCGGAAGAGTCAAAGCAGCGGCTCAAGAGAATCATTGATGTCAGAAATGACTTTGATGCGGCAAGAGAACTTCATCTGAATTCCCCGAGTATGCAGGTTAAGGTTATGCAGTTTGGTGATCGGTATGTATATCTGCGTTCAACATCGGGTAATATGATTATTGAGCGTACTGATAGACTCTCTGAGGTATCTGAGAAGTACGGTGCGTTAGTTGCACTTCTGGTACTTTATGTTGACCGTATGACTGTAATGTACAGTGATCGGGATGATGTAGAGCCAGAACCGATTGATCTTACATCCCTTGACGTTATCTGTGAAGAGTTGAAAACTCTGAGCGATGATGAACTGAATCAGATTAAGTCTGTCATTTCTGACGAACTTACAGACTATACAGTGATAAAGTACTCACTGAAAGGTCATTTCGTATGCCCGAACTGCGGTCTTACAAAGACCAAGATTCCTTGTGCAATTTCTGATCTGATTTTTCAAAAAGTCCAGCGGATGTTGG